ACCGGATCTTCTTCGCCATCGCGCCGGATGCTCCGGCCATCGCCGACATCGGCGCGCTAACGGCGACGCTGAAAGCGCAGCATGGCATGCAAGGCCGGCCGATTGCCGACGCCAAACTGCACTGCACTTTGTGTAATCTGGGCGATTTTGCCGGCATGCCGGATGCGCTGATCGCGCGCGCGTCGCAAGCAGCAACGCAGGTGGCCGGCGTTACGCCGCCCTTTGTAGCCAGCTTCGACACCGCACAGACCTTCGTCAATCGCGCCCGCAACCGGCCGTTCGTGCTAACTGGCGGCGATGGCGTGACCGGTGTGGCGGCGCTGTACCGTAACCTGAACAGCGCGCTGCACAAAGCGGGCATCACCGGCAATCCAGCCAGCTACACGCCGCATATAACATAGGGGAACGTAGAGCCTTTAGGTAAAGGCTTTCCGCAGTAATTTATAAAATTCGTTGAATACTTTTATAAAATTTTCGGCACCACCACATCCCAACCTTGCCCCCGCATATCGTCATACTTAGCCGTCATGCTAGCATGCTTGTGCCCTAGAATTGCCTGAGCAAACTCGGCGCCGTATTCATCGCGATAGAGTCGTTCTGCGAGACTTCGAATCTCGTGGAAGCTTGGCGGTGTCCGCCCCTCTGCTGGGAGAATTTCGGCAGCCTCGCGCGCGCGCTGAAAGGCATTCGAGATGCCATTAATCGTAACTCCAGCACCTGCGTGCACCTGATTTACCTTGGCAATATGGTGCACGATGTACGGGCTCAATACGTGATCGCGGCACCCTTTAATGACTGATTCGATGGACATTCCGACAGCACTTAGCCTTGTTGCTCCAGCTATTCTCAGCCTGGTCGCACCGCCTCCCTTGCCCTGCACCACATGGAGATGACCGTCGTAAAAGTCGGAAAATTTCATGTTCGCGACGTCCTCGCGGCGCTGGGCGGTGACCAATGCGAGGTCCATTGCATTTTTCAACCAATGCGGCGCCTTTGCGCGGATTGCATTGAACTGGTCCAGCGATAGGCGCTCCCGCTTCACATGCTTCGACGGGGTGTAGGTGCTCGTGACCGGGTTACTTCCTTTTGGAATCAGGCCCTGTGTTTCCGCCATCCGGAATGCGTCGGCTAGTCGGATGCGTACCGCAAGCGCGGATGCTGGGCCACTGTTTTCAGTCAAGTCGATGAGATGGGCTGCAATGTGCGCAGTCTCGACGGCGGGAAGTCTTCGCCATGCATAATCCGCCTCGCCGATCTTTCGGATCGACAGGTCGAATGCCCGCACAGTGTTCCGTGCGGGTGGCTTATCCTTCTGTTCAAGCCACAGCTTCCTGTAGATTGGCATCCAGCCTGCCAACGTGTAGTCCGTTTTCCCGAGCACCCAATCGACGAGGCTTGAAGGCGTATCGTTCGCTAGCGCCGCGTTTGCCGCGCGAGCTTCCTGATATGCATTCGCCTTGTCTCTGCCTAGTCCTTTCACTTTGCGGCTTTTAGGATGCAAATAATAATAGTAGCCCGCGCTATTCTGATATAGGTTTGGCGGGAATCCCCGGTTTTTCGCAAGTCTTTTACGTCCCATTAATCACCCCGATATACCGCCTCGCGCCGAATGCGCCAGATGCGGCCGATTTTCTCCGGCTGAGGCTGAATACGTCCTTCATTGACCCAGCGCAACAGCGTGTTGTTATGAGGCACCCTGGAGAAGTTGATTTTGGCCCACTCCTGCAAAGTGACGTAGCGCGCCTGCACCGCTTGGGCTGGCCGCTGGGCCGTCGGCTGTCGTTCCAGTTCGAGCATCAACTCGGCAATCCGGCGGCGTTCTTCTTGGCTGTACATCATGGAGGGGTCTCCTTTTTGGGTTGTACGGGGCGTGCGCTCCGCAGCATGGCCATCGTGCGGGCGATGTCATCCGGATCTAGCGCAAGCGGCGAGCGGCGCGGCGCAATGACCGCTTCCAGTCGCTCGACCTTATCCGCCAGGACCTGGATGCCATACAGCACGTCGTCGAGCGTGACTGGTCGCGTGACAACGCTGCGCAGCTGTTCTCGCTGCGCTTCAGTCATTGGGACCTTCGGGGTGTAGTCCGGCGCCGGCATCACACACCACCTTCCGCCGCGCGGCGAGCGCGCTCAGCCCACACGCGCCGGCCGAACTCGATTTGGTCGACCGTGAGATCGCCGTCCAGGCCGGCGAGCCAGTCCTTGTACCAGGCGCGCTCTTGCTGCGCGGTCGGCGCCGATTGATGGCCCATCGCATCACCCTGCGCGGTGGATGGCTGGGCGTCGTGGCACAGATCGGCGATGAGGCCGAACTCGCCAGCCTTTGCCAGCACGTCGCGCACTTTGCCGCTGTTGTGCATGTTGGATGCCAAATTCTTGGCGTGCTCGGCTTCTTGCTGCATGCCTAGGTATTGGTAGTGCTCCGCCTCGGCTTTGTTCATCATGTCGGCCAGAGTGCCATCAACTGCGAACAGTTCGCGAAGCTTCGGCTCATCCCAGTAGGCATCGCCTTCATCTTCCGGGCCTACTGGCTTACTCCAGCCGGTGTATGCATCAATTCCGCCCTCGGCGCTCAGTCCCATCAGGATTGCTAGCGCTTCGGCGCGACCCTGCGCTCGCAGCTTCTCCCCATTCACTGGCGCTGCATCTGCTGGCGGTATGGTGGCCTGGCCAGCGTCGAAAGCCTTGCGCAGCGCGGCGTCGAATGGCCCATCACTCGGGTAACCCTCACGATCACAGAATGCGGCAAATGCGTCATCAGCCCCCTCAGTTGCCGCGCCGCGTGCATCATCGGCATGGCCGCTGCCTCCGCATGCTGGACAGTTCAACTCGGGACCATCTTCCAGCTGCTCACCGCGATTTATGAAGACTAGGCCGCCGCCCGGCAGCTCGGTTACGGTTGCGCCAGTCTTCGCCGCCTCGTCCAGCGCCGCACGCAGTTCAGGCGACGGGGTGGTGTGGCGCTTCGGCAGCACGGCCATCACCGCGTCGGCCAGCCGGTCGATCTCTCGACTGTCGTACCAGTCGGGCTGTTCGGCGCCGGCGGCGATCTCGTCGCTGATGGCTTGGCCGATCAGGTCGCGCAAGCTGTCGTGCTTCGGCGCTGCCGTAGTTTTCTCGTTCATGTTGCTTCCTCAATAATCGTTACTTCACACGGACGTACCTTCCCAGGCACGCCCTCCAGGTAGACGACCATCTCGTCGTCGCCCTTGTGCCAGCAGAAGCCGGCGATGAACTTCTTCGTGCCAGCGTGCAGGATCGGCCGGCAGCGCTGCTTTGCGCGGTGGATGCGCATGTCGTGCTGCTCGGCCAGGTCGCGCGCCGTCGGCTGTGGCATTGCGTCGCGCGCGCTCACGACACCCACCACCAGAGGTTGGCCACCGCCGCCAAGCCGTAGAGCAGGGCGATGATCTGCCATGCGCGGCACCGGCAGTGCGCATCGCTCTGTATCGGGGCTTGCAGGTCTTCGTTCACAGCGTCTCCTGTTGGTCAGGTGGTGAAAATTCATATGGCGCCATCGGCATTTTCCTGCCCGTTGCCGCCTCGATTCGGCCGACCACGCGTCGCGCGGCGAACCAGCCGTGGCATATCTTCGATGGCCGGCCGCGCCGGTCCAGGTGCTGGTGACACATGAACGGGATGTCCTCTGCCACAGCCTTCATCACATCGAGCTGTGTTTGCAGACATCCGTTCGGCACCGTGCCGGCGCGGAAGGCGCAGGACTTGCAGCGTTCGTCGTCCTCACCCTCGCGTGCCAGCGCGGCGCACTCGCTGTCGGCAAGTTTGGCTGATATCGATCCGAGCTTTTTACCTTCCGGGCTGACACGGTGGTGATCGTGAGCTTCCTTCATGGCAGCACCCGGCTAAATTCGACGCACCACACCCATGGATTTGCCGCCCAGCTGCCGGCGCCGTTGATCGACTCCCAAAGTGCCGCATACGTCTGGCTCGGCATCGGGCCGATTGGAGGCTTATTGCCGCGCGCGCACACGGCGTCGAATTCGCGCTTCCATTCGGGAAAATGCGCGGCATCCCACTCAGCGTTGCGCACGGTGCTAATGCCCTCCGCCAGCGCGTCTGATTCGCTGCAGTCGTTCAACCGCTCGACACGCACGGCGGTGATGTCCAGCAGGATCCGGCATGCCGCGCGCGGCATGAAGATGGCCGGGCGTTTGTGCCACCCAGGCAGGGCACCGCCGCGCCCGGTCGTTAGCGGCAGGCCCGGATTGTCCGCCGCGTACTGGTAGCGGCGGTCGCATTCGATAGTCATATCGATGAAGTGCCATTCGTCGCGCTTCTTCTTCGCGCTGAAGCGCGTTTCCCAGTGGCCGTAGGCGTAGAAGGTCTCACGCGCCCAAATCCTTTCGCCTGGCTGACCGTATGGGCAATACAGTTCCTCGCTGAGGAAGGCACCGCCGCCGACAGCCTCGGCACTTAATTGCGCCGGGGCCGGTCCACTATTGCGCGGAATACGGAAGCCGTCGAACTCGACGCCGGCGGCGCCGCCTTCGAAGTAGTCTCCGGCCAGCTCGCGCAGCTTCACCACGCGGCGCGTTTGGGTCTTGCTGCCATCGAGCAGCGCTTGGATCATTGGCGTGCTGAAGAGGACTGAGTGCTCCTTGCTCATGTTATTATTTTCCTATTAACAATTAAAATTGGGTGATCCGTGGCCACTACCGAAGAAAAGCTCTCTGCGATGGGAAGTCTTGATCGAGCGCTTGAGCTAGCCTTACGCCAGCGAGAGTTTGAGATCAGTCAACTGACGCAACGAAACAATTTCTTTATGATTTTCCAAGGCGTGCTTATTGCGGGCCTTATTCAGTCTGGTGGTGCGGCAGCCCCGGTAATTAGCTTTGCCGTTTGCCTAATCGGCGTAGTGACTTCGTGGGCGCAGGTTTGCATGGCGGCGGGCTCCAAGTACTGGCAAATGCGATGGGAGAGGGCATCAAAGACGGTCGAGGTTTGGTTGTTGGATGAGTTGAAAGACCACCCGCGAGTAACACAGTTCTTCACTGCTGACGGCAAGGATCTCAGTGCAGAGGAAGCTGCTATTCTCCTGGCCGCGAACTGCCATCCAGCCCGTGCGAGTGACTTGTTGTCGCAAGTCAGGGGCGCCGTCAAGACAGAGACCAAAAAAGAACTCATAAGGCGCGAACCGACGTGGCTAGGGAAGATCATTGACCTCCTTATTTTATGGAAGCCTTCCGTGAGCCGAATTCCGATATACATTGGAATCGCACTGTTCATTTTCTGGACATTCTTATTCACGTTCACGTTCTCCATCAATGGACTCACTCCTGGCGATCTAACCCCTTCGTGGTTCAGTCTTACCCCAATGAAATCGGAAGCTAAATAGTTCTGGACGAGCGGTAATTAGCGACTCACCGCCTGCTTAGGTATCAATTCGCGGTTGCCATTCAACCCTGCCGGCCCGACGACCGATCCTTCCATCGCCTCCAGCAGCCGCGCCGCCCGGTTGTAGCCGATCCGCAGGTGGCGCTGGATCAGCGATATCGATGCGCGCTGATTGGTGCGCACCACGGCCACGGCCTGGTCGTACAGCGGATCGCTGGCGCTGCCGTCGCCGGCGGGCTGGTCTTCCAGGCCGTGAGCATTTACCGGGCGCTGCGCCCGCACCGGCTCATCACCCTTGGCCGCGCGCTGCGTCGGCTCCACGATTTCGACGGCTGCCACCAGCATCATCTGCGCGGAGGTGGAGCCAGTGGGCAAGGCATTGGCCAGCACGAGCGCCGCCTTGATCGCGTCTTCACTGCTGACAGCCATCTGCTCACGCACGCGGTCGATGTACGGTTGCACGGTCTGCTCGTACAGGTCGGCCAGCACGTCGCGGTGCATGGCACGGACCTTGTACAGCTCGGCCGACAGGCCTACCGCGCGCTCCAGCTTCTGCTGGCTGACGCGTGCCGGCGCCGACTTCTGCTCGCCCGGCGCATCCATCGTCACCTCGCCGCCCAGCGCCTCGACCAAGTCGGCCATCAGCTTGGCCAGCTCGCCGGTCATCAGCGCGAAGTCGCCGTCGAAGCGCTCGTCGTCGTTGCGGATCGAGCCACGCGAATCTTCCGTCAGCACGTCCAGCAGCTTCACCGACTTGACCGCGAGGCTCTCGTCCAGCACGAAGCTGATCTTGCTGTCCCACGTCATGGCCAGGCGCGTGCACTGCTTGCCGGCCTTGATGTGTTCCGCGACCTCGGCACCGCCCAGCGTGTGGCGCTTGTACTGGACCTGCGCCTTGCTCTCGCCGGTGGCGCGCAGCGTGGCGTCCTGGTCGACCGTGAAGCCGGCCGGCGCCTCGTCGGTTTGCAGCCATTCGGTCATCACGCCGACCGGCGAGCGCTGCACGCGCAGGCTTTCCAGCGGCATCCGGTCGACCGCCTTTAGCAGCAACTTGATCACGTTGTCCGCCTTCGACGGGCTGGCCGCATCCACTACCAGCCAACCACTTTTCGGATCGATCCAGGCGAGGGTGGTGCTGGCGATAGAGAACGCGCGCGGCAGCAGTTCGTCGGCGACGCGCTCCTTTAGTTCCTTCATCGCCTTCTTGCCTGGCGCGAAGCCCTGGGCCTCTTCCATCTCGGCGGCGCGGTCGGCAGCCACCTGGTTGATCACCGTCGCCGGCAGCAGCTTCTTCTCGCTCTGCAGCTTGATCAAGAACTGACCGTTCACGGCGTGCACCAGCTGGCCGGCGGCGCGCGGCGGAGCCCAGCCTTCGCGCAGCAGCTCGTTGCTGCTGGCAGGCGTGAAGGTGTTGGAGGACAGGGCGCTGGCCAGCGCTTCGGCGGTCATCGACCAGTTGCGCGGCAGGCGATATATCTGAAGGTTTTTGAACATGGCGGTCCTTAAGCGAAATCTTCGTCGTACACTACGGCGACGTCGCCGTGGATCTGGGCAGTGGTGCCCTTGCGGCATACGCTGTGGTACAGCTTCGTGGCCACCTCATTCACCGGCAATTTCTTACTGATGCCCAGATCGTCGACCAACATTACACGCCCGTCGCGCAGGTTCACGGTGTCCAGCGTTTCCGCGTTGATGGCGCTTTCAATCCCGGCAATAGTGGCGCGACCGGTGATCGCTTCTTCGGCGCCGCCGACGCGAATGATCTTGTTGCGAATTTGTTCCATATCCATCCTTCAGCGGTCGAACCGCAGTAGCTCGTCAACGACCGCATTCAAGTCGTCACGCGAGTAGTTCTTCAAAATTCGCTGCAGCACCACGTCAATGGTTTTGCTGTACAGCGCCTCAAATTCAATTTCGTCCATCTGGGCGAAGCTAATGCTCTTCGCCTCCAGGCGCACCTCGCTACGGATGTTCACCGTCGACTCGTAGAAGCCGGCGAGGATTATCAGATCCTTGCGGAAGCGCTCCTTGTTCTTCGCCACCGGGATGCCCTTGTAGGTCAGGCCGCCGCGTGGCTCCCACTGCTCAAAAGCAAAGTCCAGCAGCGCGAAGTATTTCTTGTGAAACCTGTAATTCCTGACCCGTTTAAAATCGGCGTGGGTCAACTCGCCGGCTTTCATTTTCTGGATGAAGGCCGCCGCAGCCTCGTCGTGTGGCACGAGGATGTTGGAGACCTTCATCAACACGATGTCGGTCAAGGCGGTGTCTCCGGCGCAATCCAGTAGCCGGGGCAGCCGCCACCTTTGCCGAAGTCGAACCCCTTGCAGCCCTCATCAGCGTGAGGGCAGGGGTTGGCGCAGTCCTTCCCAAGCGGCAGCGTCTCGCGCCCAGCGGCCAGGTCATCGCACAGTGCGTCTATGGCTTCCAAGCGCGTCAGCGGCTTGCCGTTGTCATCCGTCCAGTACGAGCCCTTTTTGCGGGAACGCTGCAACTCGCCAAGTGCGCCGCGCACACTGATGCACATCGAAACGCGCTTCGTGCCAGTTTTCTGCTCTTCGTTCATGCTGCAACCGCCTCGGCCGCCTGCTTGGCCGTGTCGTACTGCTCAATGCCCCATGCCAGGCCGTACAGGCACCAGACCATGCCGAAGGTGTAATCCTTCATCCGGTGCTCCCACAGCGCTTCGAAGTGCCAACTGCCGCGCGAGCCGGTGCTGTCGCCATCGCGGTAACTGAACTCGTGCGCCGCCCACAGCGCGCGGTCAACCCCGCCGTCCTCCGGCGCGCCGAACACCTCATCGTCGACGGCTTCCCATAGAGCACGGCGTCCGTCGACGTCGAGCAGGCCATCGGCCTTAGCGCCGCGCATCCAGTCAACGCGGTACTGATTGATCACGCGGCGGAATTGGGCCTCGTCGTACTCCATCGCCTTGCCGCCATCGCGGCCGCCGTGCACCGCAATCAGCTTCTCGGTCCAGTAGCTGGGATTGATTGCCAGCCGCCGGCCGCGCTGGCGGTTATATTCCCGTTCCGTACGGAAGAAGCTGAACATATCCTCGGTGCGTTGGAACACGTAGGTGCCCATGTCGCCGGTGTAGCAGAGGTGGCCGGGCCAGGTGATCAGATCGAAATACTGATTGTTCGTGCCCGGCTCCTTGAACCGGATGTGGCGATTCACGCCCTCATCGCGGATCACGATCATCTTGTGGTCGGCCACGTCGCGCAGGAAACACTCTTCTGTGCATTCGCCCGTCATGCTGCCGCCTTGGGCGCCAGCGGCGTCACGCGATCCAGAAGGTAGTAGCCGCTGATGCCTGCCAGCCAGATCACCGCACTGTGACCGCTCAGCACCTGAGCCTCGCTGGTGGTGACCGTCTCGCGTACTTCGCCGCCGTCCAGCAGCACAGTGACGGCGGCGCCGACCTGGTGCGCGGCGTTGAACTTGTCGCAGGCCGCCTGCAGCTGGGCAGCCGTTGGTGGACGACGGCTCACGCTGATTGCTCCTGCTGTTGCTCGGCTGCGACCTCGGCGGCCGGCGCCGGCGAAGCTACGCCCATGTTCTGGTACGGGTGCTTCTCGGCGTGCGGCTTGATGTGCTGCTTGAAGTGGCGGCCGATCGATTCCGCGCCGGCGAAAGCGGTGTATTCCTCGGCGGTGAAGTTGCCGTAGTGGTAGACGTTGCCCGGCGCGCCCTTGTGGAAGAACTGGATGGCCAGGGTCTGGCTCGCGGCGTCGTGGCCGATGGCTACGATCTGCGACGATTCGACCTTCATCAGCGGGATGGAATTTGCGGTGTGCATGGTGTTCTCCTTGTGGTTGGTGGTTATGCTGCAAATTTGGCCTGTGCAGCGCTGATGTGACGCATCATGGCGGCGCACATGCGCGGGAATTCGGCTTCGTGGTACAACTTCGATGCGCGGTCGGTGGCGGCCGGCTCGAAGCCCAAGGCGCGCAGGCCGTCGACGGTGATGGCCAGCGGTGCGATGCGCTCGTTGATCTGGCCCAGCTTGAGCGTCGGCAACGCGTCCGGTGCTGCGATCGGGAAGCTGAACAGGTCGCCGACAGGCGGGAGCTCTGCGACCGCAACTTGCGTGTCCGCCAAGTCGGTCAGGCGCGCCTGTTCGGCAAGGGCGTTTGCCTGCGCGATTGCGGCGCCGGCCGTAGTAGGGCGCTGTTCCTGGGCGGCTTGGTGAGCGCGTTGCTCGTCGGCTTGGCGCTGCGCGGCAAGCTGTGCAGCCTGAGCCTCCAGTTGGCGCTTCGTCTCGGCGGCGACACGCGCCTGTTCTGCAGCTTGGCGCTCAGCGTCTGCCTTACGCTCGGCGGCCAATTTCTCGGCGGCGGCAGCTTCGGCCTTGGCCTGCTCTTGGGCGGCGATTCGCGCGCGCAGCGCATCTTCTTTGGCCTTTTCGTCGGCCTTGTGCTTGTCGATACGCGTGGTCACCACCAGCTGGAAGTCGTCCATCGCCTTGCCGATAATCTGGGCCATGTCCATGAACAGGTGCCCGTAGCCGGCGGCATGCTCCTTGCACCAGGCCTGCTTGGCGCGGTAGTCGGCGGCCTGCTGGCTGGCGGCGACCTTTGCGTTTGCCAGAGTGGTGTTCACGGCGTTGTGCAGGCTGGACAGCGTGCGCAGGCTCTTCATCGCGCCGGCGAAGTCTGGCTGCGGCAGCGCCAGGCGCAGCGGGGTGATTTCCTTCTCCAGCGCCGCGACGTGGTCCGCATAATCGCGCTTGCCCTCGTTCAGGATGGTTTCCTTGATCTGCTCTTTGCGGGTCTTGACCAGCTTTTCCAGTTCCAGGCGCTTGGCGCGGAACTGGGCCTTGATGTGGTCGACCGTGCGCAGCACTTCGTCAATGGTCGATGTCTGCGCCAGCGCAGCGGCTTTCGCCAGCTCCAGTTTTTGCTCGGCCTCGCCGCAGAATTTGACGTTGTACTCGGCGTCCGCGAAGTCCTGATCATCCTGCAGGTCGGTCTTGATCGTCGTCAGGAACTTCTCGGCGGCCTTCTGGTACACCATCAGGTTGCTGCTGACCACCTTGCCTTCGGTCTGCACGACCAGCGCGGGTAGGGCGGCGGCTGGCGCGGCTTCTGGTTTTACGGCGTGGTGGACCTGCGTGTAGTTGGCGACGTCGATGTCGAACTGTTCCCAGCCGGCGCGGATCTGGTCGAAGCGAGCGGCGTCCGGGTGCACCCACATCCACACCATGTTGTCCCCGGTACCGCCCGAAACCATGAACAACCATTTCTCGGCGCCGGACACCATCAGCTGCTGCTGGACCTGCGGCGCGTGCTCATCGGGCAGCACGCCGGCCGCGACCGATGCGGCCAGTTCGGCATTCCACTGCTTGTGTTCGAAGCCGATGGTTTCAGCCATATCTAGACCGTCGCAGGATGCACTCTCGCGGCCCAGCGACAGGGTCACTGGATACAGCTCGTCACCGATGATTCGCTCAGCGAACGGGCGCGCCAGTGCTTCGACTTCGTGGCCGTAGTCCAGGATGTTTTCCTGCACCCAGTCGCTGAATTCTTTGGCCAGGCCGGTGGCCTTCATGCGCACCAATTCGTCACGGGTGACTTTCTTCGACAGGCCCAGCATGGCTGCCGCCTCGCTGGCGCCATGGTGGTTGAAGCGGAATGCGTGCCATTCGTCGCTGCCTTGCAGCAGATGGTGAATTTCGCGGGTCAGTGTGGTTTCGCGCTGCATGATTATTCCTCGTTGGCGGCCGAAGCCGGTTTTTGTTTCCAGGACAGGATTGCTTTTTTCTGTGCTTCAGTGAACGCGGCGCGCGTGCTTACCATCGCGAGCAGCTGTTCCGGCGTTTTCTTGCCGCTCTCAACCGTCTTGCGCCATTTCGGAGCTTCGACTTCGAATTGCTGGTCACTGCATGGCGGTGGGCCTTCTGGTTGCGGCTGACGTTTATCGTCCGCGCCGGCCTGCGGCCCGGCAGCGTGCGGGTCATCAGCACCACCGTGTCCGTCATCGTCCAACTGCTCGTTCGTGGCGAGGCCGCAGGCCGCCAGTAGGGTGTAACGCTGCAAGTACGTGATGGTCGAGGCCACCTGCTGGATGGCATTTTTCTTGCCCGAGTTGTCCGGCGGCGCGACCATGCGCGTTACTTCCGAGTGACCCATGGCGTGGGTGATCGCGCAGGTCACCTCGATTAGGCCGCTGTCCGGCTGCTCGGTATCCCAGCGGTGCGAGAATCCGTGCGTACCCAGCGCCTCGACCACGGCGCCACACACCGCACCCAGCGTCGAATGCTTGTAACCGGTGAAGGAGCCATCCTTGTTGTAGTAGCCAACGGCTTTATCTTTCATGATCTGCGGCGGATTGCGCTTGAACTCAGCCATGGCGGCGACGTAGGCTTTGCGAGCCTGATTCGCCTCGAGGCGCTCTTGCAATTCGATGAAGGTGCGCAGCTCGTCCATGGATGCGCCGCGCGCCGCCGCGTGGGCGACCAACTCGAAAGGTGTGGTCGGAATTACTGAGACCGCGTGCGACGCTGCCTTGGCGACGGCGCGCTGGTCGCTGGCAGGCTGCTCCATATCCAGTACTTCGTTCATGCTTCCCATTTCATTCTCCGGTCTAACTTCGTTAAAGCTGCATTGAGCAGGGCAAGGCGTACAGCGTGTTGCGGGCGGTGGCCGGCGCGCAGGTTGCGCAGCGCCTGGCTGGCGACGTGGACGAGGGCGGTCATTTGTCCGCTTTCCCGGCCCACACCACTTGGTCGCGCTGCGCCGCCTCTTCGTCGGCCTGCTGCATGAAGGCGTAGGCGCTGGCGATCAGCAGGCACAGCAGGGCGATGGTCACGACGTCACGCAGCTTCACGGCGGGCCTCCTGGCGGGCGGCATACATCGCCATGACGCGGTCGCGCTTCAGCTGGATCGCGGCTTGCAGCTGCACGCGGCGCTGTGGCGCCGGAATGCTCAGGCCTTCCATCGCGATTTCGTATACGCGCAGCTCGTGATCGCTCATGCGGGAGTTGTCGGCGAACAGCGTCATGATTCGGCGGCATGCTACTTCCGCCTGCGATGGTTCCGCGCCGAACAGTTGCGCCAGCAGGCCGCGTTCGTTGGCGCTCATGACATCACCACCGGGGGAAGCACCAGGTCGACCAGCCATTGCGACAGCACGGTGAGCAGCAGCACGGCGCCTAGCATTACGCGCGGGTGGCGGCCGCACCAGTCGCCCGGCGTGCCGAATAGGATGCGCGCCATCATGCAAACACCTGCGTTTGCGAGAGGCTTGCAGCGCGCGGAGGGCGCACCTTGAAGCCGCAGGCAATTAAGTTTTGTACGAGGACCGCCGGCACGTTGGTCCAGAAGAGCCCGCCCGGGTATTTCGCTTGCCAGTGATTCGTGCTGTTCATCCTGCGCTCCCTATTGACTTCGTTGTTTTGGGGAGCGCGTACGCCGCTCGCTGCGTGTGGTAGATCTTCGATCCTGGCGCTGTTCGCCGCCGGCACTCCGCGAGGCCGCGCTCAGCCGCTTTCCCTACTTTCACCACATAGCCAGCCCCTGTCGTCCCTCGCCGTGTCTCGGCCTACGCTTCCGCCTTCGCGCAAGCCGTTGGTAGGCTTACGAGGGCAAGGGCTGGTTATGTGGTTCCCGCGCTTCACCGGCGCGGGACGGGTATTACTTGCCCTTCAGGCGCTCGAACAGATCGGCGCTGGGGCGGTGCTGCGGCCCGATCTGCACCAGCAGCCACAGCAGGCCGCAGCACCCAGCGAACACCGCGATTACGATCACTTGTTTCTTCACGCTGCGTTCCTTGAAGTTGGTGCCGCGCTTGCCCGGGATGGGCCGACCGAGCGGCGAAGTCGAGGCATACAGATCCCACTGGGCGCGGTTCTATCGCCTGGCCATCGGCTATCGCTGCGTTGTGCTCCGGGGCAGCGCGCTCCGGTTTCGGTTCAAGGTGGCTCGGCCGCAAAGTTGCGCTGCCACTGCATGCGCTCGGCGCGTGCTTCTTGCTGCGAGACCAGCTTCAGTTCGTGCGTGCTCGGCAGGTGGCGGTCGCACCAATCGCTCATCTGGCGCATTTGCTCCCGCGTCAACCACGCGCCGACATCGATCTGGTCGAGCGCGCCGGTGAGCGCAACGTGCTCAACTTCGTAGCCTGCGGAGTCCAGCGTTCCGTACAGGTCGATCCGCAGGCCGTCATGCTCGTAACCAGCGCGCAGCAGGCGGGCGGTGGTCGGGACCAGCGGCTGCTGGACCACGTACACGGTGCGCAGCGGCTCGTCGCCCTGCATTACCGGCGTGGCGATGGCGCCAGCGCGCAGCTGGAGCAAGGCGGCGGAGATTGGCGCGTTCATGGGATTTAGCCTTGCTTGGAGGCTGCGGCTGCTTGCTGAGCAGCGAAGGCGGCATCACCGCGGCGGGCGGCTTCTGCGATTGCGGCGAGTTCGGCTTGGGACATTTCGTTCTCCATCGTGGTTGGTGCGTCGATGGCGTAATATTAGTCCGACTACTTATTTAAGTCAACAGTCGGACTAATAAAAAGAGATAAATTTTTGTATCCTGTTAAAAAGGTAGCTCACTAGCCTCAGCCGGCAGCACTACAGGCCGCCAGTCAATCTCATCCGTATTGATGTGCTTAATGATGTTGGTGGTGTCGAAGTGCGCGAAGCTGCGCGAGAAGCCGCCGATGCGGGGCGACACCAGGATGATGGGAAGGGCGGGGAAGTATCGCTGGGCCTCGGCGATCAGGCGCGCGCCGGGCGTTGTATAGGTCAGCTCTGGGTCGACCAGGATGACGGCGAGGCTGAACTGCCTCACAGCTATAGTACTGACGGGGAAACGAAATATCGGTGGGGTCAAGAGACTACGCAAATTCGATGGAAGCCTGACGACACAGGCTTCGCAGGGAAGGAAATTTACAGCGGTTCAACCGAGCGCTTGTTCGATGCACTCGCTTTCCGCTTCGGCCTTGCCTTGGCAGGCGCGACCTTCGAGGGTGTGTACTCCTCGTGATCCCCCTTACTGGGGGCGTTTGCAAGAAAGTTAACTGCTGGTAGAAACATCTTGCCATACCACAGACGAGAGGTGGTGGTTGCAATCATCTCGCGCATGGCCCCATAGAGTAGCGAGGCGCCATTCACCACGCCAACATCATAGCGCTTGACGGAATCAGGGAATGCGCCTTTATCGATGGTAAAGTAACCGATGCACTTGACGTCAATGATATAAGGGGGGGGTGTATCCCCTTCGTCCGGCAGTTGCAGGGTCAGGCCGACAATAAACTTGGTCGTAGGACTATCCTCTTCGTCTGGCGCCTGCACGTGCTCAACCGTCGAGGTAAATTTTGTATTCCCAAATTCATAGGGTGTGAAGACTTTATCAAAGTCTTTGAAGTCAGGAACTTCACGAGGCTCAATGCAAACGTGAACGAATCTGAGATCCTCAAGCTGTAATGGACTAAGCTGCATTCGCGTACTCATTATCATTGCAAATTAACATTCCGCTTGAGCCGGTAAGCATCTCAAACTCGAATGCACCTCGGGTCTTCACTCGCGCGGTGTTCCTACTCAAAAACTCTGAGTGACTAACGACATTGGACTGAGCAATCGCTTGGCGTCGAGCTACTTTGATTTCCAATTTATGATCAATCGCTTGACACAATTTCGCCATGCTTTCGATCGTCAAATTGACGTCGCCACGCAGGACCTTAGTAACCCAGGCTGGACTGGTCGCGACAGCATCCGCTACCTGCTTGCGGGTCATATTTTTGCTCTTGATCGCAGCATCAATAGCGATAGCGAATTCCAGTTTGATCGTTTCTGCAGCATCAACTGGAAGTGAATTGAACCAGGCAGCGAGCTCTGCGGATTTCATCGTAAACTCCTATGGATATTATTTTTTATAAAATGCGTTTCGAGCGCTGATTGCTCGGGCTACCTCAGCAGGGTCGGCCTTTTGGGAGCTCTTCAGGTAGCCGTTCGTAATGTAAATGGTGTCGCCGTCAGTGAAGTACAAGAGGCGTAGACGCCCCTTAATGAGCTCCATGATTGAATTTTCTTTGTTTGCCTCATGGGACATAGCGCCAGTAAGGGAGCCTGGACCATGCTCAGCAATGTGGTGGAACATCGCACTGTAGCCATTACAGCTTTTACGGGTATTCGCATCGTTGTGCGCCTTAGCTAAGAAATCCAAACCAGGACAATTTGTTGTCCAGTCCTCACTAATTGACTCGAGGCATGCCACGGCATATTTCTTTTTAACAAGCACATGATAAGCCATATATTAACTTATGGGTTAATTTTAATCAAGATAACCCCGCAATAGTGTGAGGATATAAAATTACAATGTTAGGAATTAGTATGTCAGGGCATTGGTGCTTCTGCACCTTTGCGCCATAGCTGCTAACAGTGTCAACATTGTATGCATTGTTGAGCGCTGGAATCTAACGAATTGTCACGATGATATGGCAGTACTCTCGCAAATTGCCTTCCAGTGATCTTCGAACACTTCCTTGGTGGTGTTTGATGGATCTCACCGCGCGCATCAGACGGTGCGCGGACGTTAAAAAGCCCCGGCTGGCGGGGCTGCACGCATGTTATTGAGGAGTTACGCACCCGCACAATAGAGGCGTGATGAGCTCGCCTCGTTTAGAGCTGCTGGACCTGACCCCGAAGGAGAATCATGCGGTGCGCTTGCGGCTCATGAAGCCCAGCAGACCCAGACCCAGGACGAACATGGCGTAGGTTGTCGGTTCAGGCACTGCTGAGACGTTGGTAAAGCTGATATTGTCGACGCCGACCCAGTCGTCGAAGCCCCCGTTCGAGATCACCACGCTGGTGATCGTTTTGGCGCTGGCGATGCTCAGCGTAAATTGGCCGGTAGCGACCGTGCCAAAGACTGAACCGAGCAGGGTGGTGCCATTGTAGGCGTACAGCCCCACTGATTGGGGGTAAAACACGCCAGCGAAATCCGCACTGAACGAGGTTACGCCTTGGCTGAACTTTGCGACGAAGCTGGGGTCACCGTTTTCACCGAGCCAGCCACCGAACGAGTGCAAGATGTTGCCACTTACCAGTGAAGGCGAGCCAAGTCCTCCGATGTCGTTGCCGGACGATGAGATGATCGTCATGTCGGTGTTGGTGGCCCATTTCGTAGTGGGTCCGCCCGGTCCATTGAACGGACTGGAGGCAAACGTCACTCCATACGCAGCGTATTGATTGCCGAGCGTTTCGCCCACAGCCAAGCCGCCGATCGGATCACCGGCGTCGAAGGTGATCAGCACTGGCCCGGCCGCCTGCGCGGAGGTGGATAGCAGGCACAACGAGGCAACGGCGGCAAGCGCGGCAGATTTATATGAGTTCATTGCTAATCCAGTCAATTGAGGATCCAAGGCGACTCCAGACCCGGAAGTCGAAACGGGCGACACGGCTGCATTAATACGATAACAATCAATTATAAATTTGTTATCGAAATAATGCCACTGTTTCTTGTCGCGTCGTACATACTTGGTGAATGGGGGGGGGCTTACGAAGGGATGGGGGCGCGGTCTTGCTAATAACATAACCCCGCTCTTGTTCGCTCCAGACGAGGCTTTCCACTTTGCTTGGAGCGATGATTGGGCTTTCAATGCATTGTGCACATGGCAGCGGCTACGTAAAAGGACGCTCTTGCGGACTTTTTTACGGCTTAGGTTTGACAGCGGAAGCTTCCGCCGCGCGCCGCGAGTCTATATCTTCCTGAATTTTCTTGAGCAGCGCAGCTGTATCTTCAGCCTGCCTTTTGACGTCAGCCTGGGCCGCCGCAGTGTTCTTGCCAGACTCGAACGAAGCGACCATATTTGAAAGCACAGTTGCGTTAAATGCTGCGATACTGCCAACAGTTGCTATCGCAGTAATGATCATTGTAACTTTTAAGCTCTTTATATCGCGGCGCATATCCTGCGCCTCGGCAATCGAAGCCCGCACCGAACTTTCAATAGACGCGAGTCGCCCGTCCATCCGGGTCTCGATGAGTTCTAGTTTGGCGTCGATTTCTTCACGGGTTGGTGCGCTCATGCGGCGATCTTCTTCTTTTGTAGGTGGGCTGTCAACCACAGCAGCTTCAGACTTAGTATTTGCGCTTGGCGTTTCTTCAATCGGAGGCGTGAGTGAGGCAAAATCCTCCGCCAGCGCCAATAGCTCGACGAAGCGCTCCGGGCCACCTTCTGCGCTTAGGTCTGTTCCCTGTACCGCGTCTTTAAACTGCTCCCTTGTCGTCAGGCCCTCCAGGCCAAGGGCGCGCAAACGATCGTGTAATCCCGTCGCGCGTTCGTTTTGCTGGCGAGTGCCGTGAATGAAGTCTTCGAAATTCTTGCCCGCCTTCTCAACGAGCTGATGCTGGCTCGAGGCTGGCTTGCTAGCTGACTTAGTGCCTGGACCTCGAGCGGCGGGCCTCTTGTCTTTCACCGATGCCATAATGGTCCTGTCGATATTGATTATAAAATCCGGCCGCATGGCGCACCCCGCATCGGATGGTGCGCGGGATTATTCTTTGCAAATAGCCTTCCAGTGATCTCCGAAGCATATGGCTTTGCACTAAGGTCGACTTCCATACTTCTGCTCGAACTTGTTCGCCATCATCTCGCACGTGTTACGCACAAACGATTCTGTTCCAGACCCCAGTGATTGCTTTCTCAAATCATCTTTGCAAAGCTCGATCGCCCTGCGGTCGGTTGCCTGCTCCTTGGCTTCCGGCGTGCTTCCAATAAGGTAGCCGATGAAAAGTAGGGCGCCCAGAATTCCGGCGATTACGCCTATGACCACCAACCAAGTTGGGGTTGCGCCCGATTCGACCAGAGGTGCCGTCGGCGCAGTCACGGGATGGGCTGCGATAGGGTGACCGCAGCCGGGACACGCTTCGGCCATTTGGGAAACTTCGCGTTCACAGGTGGGGCAAGGAATAAGTGCCATGCCTTACTTCACCAGCCTAATACCGGAGGTGGCGGATGCTATACCCATCAGCTTTTCCTTGCGATAGAACATGATTTCGCGTGCGCCGCCTGTCAAGCATGCATCCATGTCGGCGAACGTGGTCACCATGTTTAACCGCTTCGCGTCCGGCTCCTTCTCGATCTTGAAGGTCCAATATACGGCGAGGTGATCACCTTCCACATGACTTTTTGCGAATTCAGCCATCATTGACTGAACTTTGAGCGCCGCCAACTTGTTGCACTCGGCTGCATGTGTCGAAGTGGTTAGAAGTATCGCTGCCGTTGCTCCGATAAGCTTTCTCATAGCCGGTCTCTGAAATTTTTCGGGGTGAAGTGAACCACACGGCCGATAACGATGCAATCAGCACCACGGCAGGGGACTGGCTTAAACTCGGGATTGTCCGACGCGAGATACCAATCGCGGCGCTCGTACAGTAGGCGCTTGATGACGGCTTGGCCCTCGTAATTCATAGCAAAGACCCCACCGCTCTTGCGCGCTTTATCGGCCGTGTTCACGACCGCAATGTCGCCTTCGTACATCAAGGGTTGCATGCTGTCACCCTTAATTTTCACCGCGACGAGTGCGCCCGGGTAAAAATCATTTTCCTCCAGCCATTGACGTGGCACATGGTGCTTACTACCGCCATCATCAATCGGTTCGGCCACAAATCGGTCAATGCCTGCCTGCACCTCAATCGTTACCATCTGGATCGCAATCGAGGGCGGGGCGTCATCATCGTCGTCCGTAATCGCGACGGCCCCTGCGACGCGAAGCGCTTGGTCCGATATGGATTTACTGAAGTCGCCTATGCTCACGCCGAGCAAACCAGCGAATTTCGCACTCGCATCCACGTTGAGTGGGATGCGACCATTCAAATACTGCGCCAGGGCGCTTTGTCCAAACCCCAGCAGATCTGCTGCTGCTTCCTGAGAAGAAGGCAATCCGGATTCTTTACGCGCGCGCTGCCATTCCTTGAAAAGGTCTTTGAGCTTGGCGGCTTCGGCCAACTGGCCGGGAGATAAGGGTTGTGCGGGCATTCGAGGAGAATATAAGTAAGCCTAATAAATTTCAATTAGTCAGACTGTTGACATTATCTAGCAGTCCGACTAATATTTGTTCCATGAACTCGATATCGCATATCCGGGCCAAGCTCGGCGTAACCCAACAGGTCTTAGCGGACGGGATTAATGTCAGCCAAGGCAACATCTCGCACTACGAGCGCGGGCAGAGCGTTCCCCCTGAGGTCGCCAAGCGCCTAATCACTTTTGCTGGGCAGTGCGGGCATGAATTGAGCTTCGACGACATATACGGAAAGCCGGAGCCAGTTCCGCAATCATTAAACGATGGCGCCCTTAGCGCCGCAGTGACCCAGGTCAATACCACCGGAGAAACCGCATGAAGCGCTACATCAACCGCCTGATGGCGCGCCTCGGCTACGTGCCGGCCGCCACACAAGTAGCAGCCACCAGCATCCCGCTGAAGATCGAAGTCGACAGCAGCCAGGTGCGCGAGACCTTGGCACTGCTGGAGCAGGTGACGCCAGCGGCGCTGGCAGCCGAAGCAGCACTGGCGAAGCTCTGGAACATCCAGGAGGCGATGCAGTGCTGCCAGGCGCGTACCGGCTCGGGAGGTGTTTGCAGCCCCATCGGCTCAGGATCTGAATCGCCAAGTCGCACTGCAGCCCTCAATCAGTTGGGCGAGCAAAGTGGCGCAAGTGGCATCCGTGTCCTCAATGAAGCGAGCGCGGCGGCAGGCCAGACAGAATCTCGACAAACGGATTGATGCGCACCATTACGCGCTTCCATGCGTCCCGTGTTCCATCTTTCTCGCTTGCGGGGTCGGCGAAGTGCTCCTGGAGTCGAGCGAGATGAATTAGGACTTTGTCTGCTTGCTCCTTCGGGAGCGCGGAGCAAATTCCTTGCAGCACGAATTCCATTGCGAGAGTTTTTTCGCAATAGGCCTCGATATCGAAGTCGGAGTCCTGTTCCATGGGAGATCCTTTTGCAAGTTGTTGTGTGAGAACTGCAACTGTAACGCATTGGAATCTCCCGCCCGAATATTTAGAAAGGTAGTCATGAGCAACCACCAAAACCTCACCGCCGCGCTGCTGGCCGTGTTCAACCTGGACACCGATAACGCTGATCCTGCTGTCGTCGCTGGCGCTGCCGCGACCGTGCTGCTGGCCTTCGCCGACGCTGTGCGCGGCTCGGCGCCGGTGGTTGCCGAGGTGACAGGCGTCGAGTTGGTCGCTGACGAAACGCCCGCGTTGATCCTCGCCGAACTGCGCAAGCAGACCACGCTGCTGGAAGTGTTGGCGAAGCAGGGCGATCACGCCGCGCTGCGCACCGCGCCCGCCACTGGCGCTGCCGCATCCGGCCTGCCTGGCTGACGGCGCCAGCCCAACGAATCGCACTACCAGAATCATCCGCATCACCTGAAAGCCTGAATCACTTTTATAGGAAACCACCATGAAAACCAAGATGCCGAAACCCCGCGTCCTCGTTGCGAAAGCATTGTTTAACGAGGATGAGTACCGCGACTTTAGCCAGGCCTGCACCGACGCCGGCGAGTCGCAGAGTCGGACGCTGCGCCAACTGGCGAACGACTGGTCAGCGCGTTTTCGTAATGATAAGCAGCGCCGGGCGCAACAGGAATGGCCTAAAGCTGGCCAGAACATGGCCATGTTGCTGCCGGGCCGCGCGAACTATGCGCAGCCGCGCCACCACATGCGCATGTGAATCCTCGGCCAGCCAGTCGCCTACGCCACCAACGCAAAGGAGCCACCGTGAATTTGATCAGCACCAGCATCACCACCATGAACAGCCGCGATATCGCCGAACTGGTCGAATCGCGGCACGACGACGTCAAGCGCAGCATCGAGCGGCTCGCGCAGCGTGGTGTCATCACACTCCCGCCACTGGCGGAAGTATCAAATCACGGTGCCGGCCCCAAAGCGATCACTGTGTACGAGATCGCTAAACGCGACACCTACGTGATCGTCGCACAGTTGTCACCTGAGTTCACGGCGCGCCTGGTAGACCGCTGGCAAGAGCTGGAACCAACAGCAGCGGCCCCTGCGATTGCTTTGCCGGACTTCACCAACCCAGCGGCCGCCGCACGCGCCTGGGCTGATGAAGTCGAGGCCAAGCAGGCGTTGCAGGTAGAGCTGGCCGCCGCCGCGCCGGCCGTCGAATTCGTCGAGCGCTACGTTGACGCGTCGGGCCTGCTGGGCTTCCGCCAGGCCTGCAAGGTGCTGAAGATCAAAGAAAACGTGTTCCGTGAATTCTTGCTGACCAAGGAGATTGCATATCGGCTTGGCCGTGAGCTGGCTCCGCGCGCCGAGCACCTCAACGCGGGTCGCTTCGAAGTGAAAGCTGGCGTATCGGCGAAGAATGAGCACGCCTTCAACAGCATGCGTTTCACCACCAAGGGCCTGCACTGGGTCGCTGGCGAATTCGCCAAGCACCAGCTGGCAAGCCAAGCGCACCACCACTAAATTCGGGATGCCGCGCCCCGTTGTGCGCGGCGAAGAAGATGGAGAACCGCATGCCTCAAGCATCGCAAATTCAACCTGGCGCCGGCGCGGCGCTGCTCGACCACTTTATCGAGAAACTCTGCCTGAAGAACGACGCCGCTCTGGCGCGCGCGTTCGAGGTGGCGCCGCCGGTGATCAGCAAGATTCGCCACGACAAGCTGCCGTTCGGCGACAGCATGATCCTCAAGGCGCACGAGAAGTACAACTTCACCGTGCAGTCGATCCGCCAGTTGCTGGCCGGCGAGGGCGCGTAACGATGACGCAGCAGCACCAGCAGCAGGCCGCTGAGGAAGCGCGGCCGATGGATGTAGAACCGGCGCACGCCATGACACGCGAGAAGCACAAACAGCGTGAACACTACGAACGCCTGCTGCGCGAATTGGAAAACGAGCAGCGGAAATAAAAAGGCCGCGTTGCAGCGCGACCCGATCACCCACCAGAGGAATTACATGCCCACTATTTTACAGCAAGGACCGGCGCCAGCACAGACTGGCACGCCGGAGGAGAAAGTCACGCTCGCGGCCCGGGAATGGCGCGAAAAAGACCGTGAACACATCGCAGAGAAGAGCGCCACCACCGGCGCTGCAGAGTACCGCGCGCGCCGCAAGCTGCGCATGACGGTTGACCTGACCGACGGGGAGGCTGGCCATCCATGAGGAAGTTGCCTTTATTTGCATTTTTCGGTTGCCCAAAAATACGCGGCAGCGTACGCCGCATTGGCCGAACTGTACGAACTGCTGGTGGAACCGCCGTCTTGCGGCTTTTTCCTCGGATCTTCAGTGTTCGTGATCGACGAAACGCAGTAAGCGAATTTGTTGCTCTGATCAACGATCGGCTTAACCTCGATTCTCATTCGCCACGCGCCTATCTGTACAAACTCGTCAATTGTATGCATGCATCGGCCCATGGAGAAGATGGAAGCTTAGCACGGGAAGGTTACATAGACTTGCCGGGTTGCAGTACGCCGCATCCGATGCCAGTCACCATTGCGCGCCGCGCTGCGGGAGCGCGGGTATGAGTAATCTACTTAAATTGCTTCTCTGCCCATTTGAGTGCCGCTGCACGAGCCTCATCAGGAGTGCGGTAGCTGTTGTCGTGATCGGTCCAATCCGGCAGGCTGCGCTGACTGTTGCGAATCTGCGCGATATGCATAGTGTACAGGCTGTCTGGTGCAAGCTGGGCTATGCGGACTGTCATCTCCCAGTCTCCGACATTAATGATTTCGGTATGTGTGCTGCTCATCGTTCGCTTCTCCAAAAAGGGAGGATCGTATCATGAGGCGCGACAACTTCAACTTCGATCTTCCGCTGGAAGACGTCTCCGCCATGATGGCAACACCGGTGCCGGCGTCCCGGCCGACCGTGCGCCACACGCCGCGCCACGTGAAGCGTGACGTCCTGACGCCGCAGCTGGACCTTGGCCATGAACTGATCATCGACAACTTCGCCGGCGGTGGCGGCACCAGCACTGGCCTTGAAGAAGTGTTCGGCCGCCCGGTCGATATCGCCATCAACCATGATCCAGAGGCCTTGGCGCTGCACGCCATGAACCACCCACATACGAAGCACCTGTGCGAGAGCGTTTGGGACGTGGACCCGATTAAGGTGACGAACAACCAGCCGGTGGGCCTAGTCTGGCTGTCGCCGGACTGCAAACACTTTAGCAAGGCGAAGGGCGGCACGCCGGTGGCGAAGAACATTCGCGGCCTGGCCTGGGTGACGTTACGCTGGGCGGCGAAGTGCAAGCCGCGCGTGATCATGCTGGAAAACGTCGAAGAGTTCAAAACCTGGGGGCCACTGATTGAGGTTGAGAAGGAAGTACCTGTCGATCATGATGGCAACGTTGAGACCATCAAGGTCTGGATGCCTGATCCAGCGAAGAAGGGTAAGACTTTCGAGAGCTTCCTGCGCCAGTTGCGCGCCCTCGGCTATACGGTCGACCACAAGGAGTTGCGCGCCAGCGACTTTGATACTCCGACCATCCGGAAGCGCTTCTTTCTCGTGGCGCGCCGCGACGGCCTGCCGATCCGCTGGCCGGCGCCTACCAACGGCGCGCCGACGTCCGCCGGCGTGCTGGCCGGGAACCTGGCGCCGTGGCGCACGGCCGCCGAATGCATCGATTGGTCCATTCCATGCCCTTCGATCTTCGAGCGCAAGCGCCCGCTGGCCGACGCGACGCTGCGCCGCATCGCGAAGGGCATCCAGCGCTACGTGGTGGACGCGGAAACGCCGTTCATCATCGGGCAGGGCGGCCCGATCTACTCGGGCAAGCCGGTGCCGGCTGACCAGCCGTTCGGCACGCTGACGACGGAGAACCACCGCGCCATTGTCCTGCCCAGCATTGTGCCGGTGACGCACCAGGGCGGCGACCGCAGCGAATCCGTGCACGAGCCGTTCCGCACGATCACCAGCGCGCAGCGCGGCGAGAAGGCGCTGGCCGTCGCCACCATGGTGCAGACCGGCTACGGTGAGCGCGATGGCCAGACGCCGCGCGCGCTGGATATCGAGAAGCCGCTGGGCACGGTGGTGGCCGGCGCAACCAAGGCGGCATTGGTGACCGCGTTCCTGAACGAGCACGCCAATTCCAGCAACCAGCGCACGATGCCGGCCGACGAGCCGCTGCGGACCATCTGCGCCCAGGTCAAGGGTGGTCACTTCAGCGCCGTCTCGGCGACGTTGGTGGGTGTTGGCGGCCGTGCCGGCGACAGCCGCCCGCGTGGCGCCGATGAGCCGGCGGCCACTATCACCGCCAAGGGCGACACCGCAGTCGTCACCGCAGAATTGGCACCGTTCGTGATGACCAACACTTCAGGGCACACCGGGGCGCAGGTCGGCACGCCGGTACCGACAATCACGTCGACAGGTAATCAAGCCCTTGTGACCGCGCACATCACCAAGTTCCGCACCGGCGCGACCGGCAGCGATATGAACGATCCAGTGCCGACGATCACGGCCGGGCCGAAGGAAAACCCGGCCGGCGCGCCGCATGCCTTGGGCATCGTGACCGCTCACATCGAGGCGATGTATTCCCAGAAGGGCGATGAATCTCGCGGCCAGGATGCGCGTGAGCCGATCAAGACAGTCACGGCCAGCGCCCGGCACGCTGTGATGACCAGCAGCCTGGTCAAGCTGCGCGGTACCAGCAGCACGGCCGGCATGGACGAACCGCTACACACCGTTAGCGCTGGCGGCCAGCACCACGCTGAGGTACGCGCCTTCCTCGTCAAGTATTACGGCTCCGATCAGGACCCGCGATTGGAAGAGCCGCTGCACACGGTCACGACGAAGGATCGTTTCGGCCTCGTGACGATCGAAGGGGTGGACTACCAGATTGTCGACATCGGCCTGCGCATGCTGGAGCCGGCGGAACTGTATCGCGCGCAGGGCTTTCCGGCGAGCTACGTAATTCGCGAAATTCCGGATCCGAAGCTGCTATTCAAGGATAGCCACCAGGCCGAGGGCAACCCCCTGGAATTGCCGCGCGTGCCGCTGACGAAATCGGCCCAGGTCCGCATGTGCGGCAACAGCGTCTGTCCGCCTATGGCTCGCGCGCTGATTCAGGCGAACTTCATGCATGAGCGTGAGATTGGGATGGTGGCGGCATGAATGTCTATTGCGCCGCTGTGCCAATCAGTCGCCCTTGCCATCGGGGACTTTCCTCTTCAACGATCAGCGTAACCAGAAAAGGATCGAACTCCCTGTTGAGCGCGTGCGCCATAGCTACGCGAACTGCATCTTCTATTTTCATCACATCTATCTCCGGAGGCCACGCTTTTGGATACGCGATTTTGTACCGAGATTCCACAGCATCGGCCGGATTTCCCATCCAGAGGGACACGTTCACTAAGCGGCCGAACTTGTCAGCATCGGCCATTTTGAAGTTGCCACAGTCAATTTCAAGATTAAAGCGCATGCGATCCTCCATTGCTAGAAAGACAAATATATCATGATTTACGACCTCTCCCGCGCTGAGCGCCAGCACCGCGCCATCGCCAACGAAAAGCCGGGCCCGGTGCTCGAATCGAAGCGCTGCGCCTGCGGCAAGGCCGCGCCGGCCAAAGTGCTGGTGCAGTACAAGAAGTGCCACGGCTGCCAGCTGGCCGACCGCGTCGCCACGCTGCATGAGGGTGATCTGGACATCCTGCGGCACATGGCGCGCATGGTGCCGGTCGAAGGCCAGAAGGCTCGCGTGCGGAATGAGTACCTCTGCAACCGCCAAGACCGCGCGTCACTGGAGCGCCTGGTTGCCGCAGGCTTCGTGCGCGCCGGCGCCGTGCTGCTCCAGATGCAATACTTCCACGCCACCGACGTCGGTTGCCGTGTGGCTGGCCTGGATGCGAAGCGCGCGCGGCTGGCGCTGTCGCTGGGAGTACGGCCTTGATCCACTACCACGGACTACCGATCACGCCCGCGACAGCAGCGCTGCGCGCCATCAGCAGCGGGCACGCCTTCGTGTCGTTCCGGTATCCTGACCAATTGACCCTCGCGCTGGTAGCGGCCCAATCCTTCGCGGTGGACAACGGTGCGTTCTCGGCTTGGCGCAGCGGACATCCAATAACTGATTGGGAGCCTTATTACGACTGGGTGGCTGAGCTCCACCGCTATCCGGGATTCGATTTCGCCGTGATCCCTGACGTCATTGATGGCGATGAGGCGGCAAACGACTTGCTTCTTTCGGAATGGCCGTGGCGCGAGTCGGCGCCGCATGTTGGCGCGCCAGTCTGGCACTTGCATGAATCGTTGGGCCGTCTCGACCGCTTGGTCGCAACGTGGCCGCGCATTTGCCTCGGCAGCTCCGGCGAGTTCGCAAAGATCGGCACGCCGGCTTGGTGGACTCGTATGGCGGAGGCGATGGATGTCATCTGCGACCGCTCCGGCCGGCCGGCTGCGAAGATCCATGGTTTGCGCATGCTTGATCCAGCGGTTTTCTCGCGGTTTCCGTTCGCCTCAGCCGACAGCACGAACATCGGCCAGAACGTTGGCATCGATTCGGCCTGGAAGGGCACCTATACGCCACCTACCAAGGAGGCGCGTGCCGCGATCATGCGCGAACGGATCGAATCGCATCAGTCGCTGACGTTTTGGCGGCGTGCTTCCGCGCCAATTCAGGAGGGCTTATTTTGACGCACCTACTGCCCATTTCGGCGCGCCTGGGCTCTCGCAACCTGAGCGGGGAGTGTATAGAGATAAATCAACAAGAACTTACAGAAATCGTGCATATTCTTGACGGCCTCCTCGGTAGTTTCCTCGTCTCCATGCACCGCGTCGTTTCCATCCAGCCGCAACTCGTGCGCCCAGGTCTTGAGCTCAGGAGTGATCCGGTTTTCGGCCGCCATCTGGTCAATCCGCTTGCCTATTTGCCATGCCTCAATGTCTGGCGAAAATGCCTTCAATGCCAGTTCCATTGCTTTTCGGTACATGCTGCTGGCGGCGTCCCAGTGCCCAGCAAGTCGCGAGCCATCTGCCTGTACGAATGCTCTCGCAACTGCTTCAGGAATATCGTCCGGCATTTCCTGGGCGGGTCCATCAGGGAACACGGAAACGAGCAGCCAGGGCGATCCAAGTGCCATGAGGTCTCCTACATGGCGCGAAGGGCGTTGGCCATTGTGTATCAGATTGGCAGCGCCTCTGAAAATGATTGTTATGGGCATCGTGCACGCTTCGCAGCTGGCGCCTACGATCACCTCGTTGGCGTGAGATGGGCGGAGGTATTCGTTGTGGAGCGAAAAAGCCATTTTATTTGCGCCACAATGAGGGCACTTGAGAACTATTGCCATGGGGACTTGGGTGTTTATCAAAAGGACATCATAGCATGATGCGCCGCACCTTCATGAAGCCTGGCACCGCGCCAATGAAGCGTACCGCGTTCGCGCGCGGCGAGCGCATCGAGGCGCGCGAGGTGACGAAGATCGCCACCAAAGCTACGCGGGAGAAGAAGCACAAGTGCGCGGTCCGCACCTGCCGCGCCGAGTTCGTGCGTCCGGCGCCGTTCGTAATCTGGTGTTCGCCGGAATGCGGCACGGTGCTGGCCATGGCGAAGTTGGAGAAGCAGAAGCAGACGACGGCGCGCGCCGAGCGCAAGGATCGCCAGGAGAAGCTAGCCAAGTTCAAGCGCAAGGCTGACCACGTGGCTGACTGCCAGAAGGCGTTCAACGCCTGGGTGCGATTCCGCGACCGCGACCGGACGTGCATCTGCTGCGGCCGCCGCGCCGGCGCCGGGACGCTGACTGGTGGCGCTTGGGACGCGGGCCACTACCTGTCGCGCGGCAGCCATCCCCATTTGCGTTTCGACGAGCGCAACGTGTTCGCGCAACTGAAGGGCTGCAACCGGCCCGGCGGCACGACGGCGGCATCCTTCCGCGCCGGCGTCATCGCGCGCATCGGCCTGGCCGCCGTCGAGGCGCTGGAGGCGGACAACGAACCACGCCACTACACGGTCGACCAACTGATCGCCATGACCGCGCACTACCGAAAATTATTGAAAGACCTCAAAGCCGCTGCTGTACCAGCTGCTGGAATTTAACCCGAAACGGAAAAGACATGAGCGCATTTAGCCCTGAAGAACAAAAACTGCTGGTGCAGGCCGAATACGGCCAGTTCCTGCGCGAGAAAATCAAGCTGGCACAGAAGAAAGGCTTCGACGTGCCGCTGGATCAAATTCACCCGGGCCTCAAGCCACACACGCGCGACATCGTGCGTTGGGCGCTCGCCGGCGGCCAGCGTGCCATCTTCGCGTCCTTCGGCCTGCACAAGACCAGCACCAACCTGGAGGTGATGCGGCAGATCGGCATTCGGTGTCCAGAGATGTTCCGCCTGATCGTCCTGCCGTTGGGCGTGAGGCAGGAATTCATTCGCGAAGCTGCGAAGCGCTTCACGGGTGCCCAAGCCATCACGGTGCAGTTCGTGCGCACCGACGCGGAAATTGTCGACCCGTCCGTAATCTACTTGACGAACTACGAATCGGTTCGCGAAGGGAAAATCACCACCAGCCGCATCGGTGCCGTCGGCCTTGACGAGGCCAGCGTGCTGCGCAGCTACGGCAGCAAGACGTACCAGGAGTTCTTGCCGATGTTCGAGCCAGTCGAGTTCAAGTTCGTCTATACGGCCACGCCGAGCCCGAACCGCTTCAAAGAGCTGATCCACTATGCCGGTTATCTGGGCGTAATGGACACCGGCCAGGCGCTGACCCGCTTCTTCCAGCGCGACAGCGAGAAGGCCGGCAACCTGACGCTGTACCCCCACAAGGAGCATGAATTTTGGTTGTGGGTGGCCAGCTGGGCGGTGTTCATTCAGCGCCCGAGCGATCTGGGTCATTCTGACGAGGGCTATGATCTGCCGCCGATCGAAGTCCGGTACCACGAGGTGCCCAGCAACTACGAGACCGCCGGCGCCGAGAAGAACGGCCAGGGACTGCTGATCCCGAACGTGGCCATGGGCCTGTCGGCCGCTGCCGGCGAGAAGCGCAACAGCATGCCGGCGCGCGTGGCCAAGGTCGCCGAGATCATTGCTGCCGCGCCGGAAGATCATTTCGTGGTCTGGCACGACCTGGAGGACGAGCGGCACGCCATCCAGACCGCAATCCCGGCTGCCGTGAGCGTGTGGGGCACGCAGGATCTGGAGGAGCGCGAGCAGCGTATTGCCGACTTCAGCGACGGCAAGTTCCCAGTACTGTCGACGAAGCCTATCATCGCGGGCTCAGGCTGCAACTTCCAGGTGCACTGTCATCGCGAGATTTTTGCCGGCATCGGGTTCAAGTTCAACGACTTCATCCAGGCCATTCACCGCGTCCAGCGCTTCCAGCAGACCCACTCGGTGATCATCGATATTGTCCATACCGAAGTCGAGCGCAAGGTGCTGGAAGACCTGCTGGTGAAGTGGCAGCAGCACGACGAGATGCAGGCCAAGATGGGCGAGATCATCCGCACCTACGGTCTGGACCAACTGTCGATGCAGGATTCGCTCGCGCGCACGATCGGCGTGCAGCGCCAGGTGGCCGTCGGCGAGCACTTCACCGTCGCGCACAACGATTGCGTGCTGGAAGCGCTGGAGCAGCCCGAGAATTCGGTCGGCATGATCCTGACGTCGATCCCGTTCGCAAACCATTACGAATACAGCCCGAGCTACAATGACTTCGGCCACACGCAGGACAACGCGCAGTTCTGGCGCCAGATGGATTTCCTGACGCCGCAGCTGCTACGCATCCTGCAACCGGGCCGCATCTACGCCTGTCATGTGAAGGACCGGATCCTGTTCGGGAACGTCACTGGCGCCGGCGTGCCGACGGTCAGCCCGTTCCACGCCGAGGCACTGTTCCACGGCCTGAAGCACGGCTTCGACTACATGGGCATGATCACGGTGGTAACTGACGTGGTGCGCGAGAACAACCAGACCTATCGCCTCGGCTATTCGGAGGTGTGCAAGGATGGCACGAAGATGGGCGTCGGCTCGCCGGAATACATCCTGCTGTTCCACAAGCCACAGACCGACCGCGCGCGCGGCTACGCCGACACGCCGGTGACGAAGGCGAAGCCGCAGTGCCTCGGCGATGATGGTCTACCGGTCGACTTCGACCGCGCGCTGCCGCCGATCCCCGGCACCGGCTACAGCGTCGCCCGTTGGCAGGTCGATGCGCACGCCTTCTGGCGCTCCAGCGGCAATCGTCTGCTGGGCGCGGCCGAGCTGGCCAGTTACGGCCCGGCCAAGCTGGCGAAGATGTTCACCGAGCTGTCGCTGGCCAACGTCTACGACTACGAGCTGCACGTTGGTACCGGCGAGCAGATGCTGGCGAACAAGTCGCTGCCGGCCACCTACATGAGCCTGGCACCGGGCAGCAGCGATCCGATGGTGTGGCACGACATCGTGCGCATGAAGACGCTGAACGGGGCCCAGGCCGCGCGCGCGGTCGAGAATCACGTGTGCCCATTCCAGATCGATATCGTCGACCGCCTAATCGGCCGTTATACGAACCCGGGCGACGTCGTGTATGACCCGTTCCACGGCCTCGGTACGGTGTGTGTTCGCGCCGTGAAGCTGGGCCGGAAAGGCCGCGGTTCCGAACTGAACGCCGCCTACTTCCGAGACCAGGTGCACTACCTGAAGGAGGCGGAGCGCGAGGCGAGCATGCCGACGTTGTTCGATCTGGTGGCGCTGGACCAGGAGAATGCATCGTGAAGGCCGCGACTATTCGCGACGAGTTGAGAGCTTTTTTGCTCGCCAAGTTCATAGGAGCACGCCTCTATGGTTGTGGCAAAACTTATGGTTCGCCGGTGGAGGCCTCACCACAGTCATCCGCGTTTATCGCAGAATTATCGCAGGTGCAGCCGTGACGCGCCGCCGAGTGCTCACCGACAGCCAGGTGCGTGAGATCCGCGCTCTCCACCGACCCGGGGTAAGGGGCGTCGGCTATGAGTCGCTCGCGCGCCGCTTTGGAGTAGGTGCATCCACGATCCGCGACATTATTACTTACAGGAGCAGGGCATGAACGAACTTAACACGATCCCGAACAACGTGATGGAAATGATCAATAGCGCAGCTGAATGGGTTGGAAAATTCGAAGCTGAATCGTTTTCTTGCGGCGCTTTTGCTGAATTGTCGGAGACGCCTCACAAGCAATCGCCTATCGAGATGATGTTGCACGTAGCGCTCCAAGTCGTTGCTCGGTTGAACGGGATGCCGTTTTCCGAGCCAATAGACGTCGAGGTCTGGTCGACCGGACTAGTGTTATCGCCGCAATACCCGGTAGGTAAATATAGTGCCGATTTCATGGTCTCGTACTTCCGTTATCAAGGTGTGTCCTCGCGTGTAATCGTTGAGTGCGACGGTACTGCTTTTCATGAGCGCACGGAGCAGGAGCGCCGTCGGGAGAAGGCACGTGACCGCTTCATGCAGAAAGAGGGATGGAAAGTCTTTCGATATACCGGCAGGGAAATCATGGATGACTCATACAAGGTAGCGGCCGAGATCTTGTCCCACTTGATCGACGGCTACGAGGTCCTGACCCCCGAGGAATATTTTTCGTGAACTACTACCCGTTCCATATTGGCGACTTCCGCTCGGGAACCGTTCACATGACGCGCGTCGCTCGTTGGATATACCGCGACATGATGGACGTCTACTACGATACCGAAAAGCCGCTGACACTCGATTTCGAGGCACTGTGCGACCAAATTGGTGTGGAGGCAGAGGAGGAGCGCGCGGTCGTACAGAAGCTATTGCGCTTCAAATTCGTCCAGGAAGTCGACGGTTACCACCATGATATTTGCAAGGCGGTGATCGTTGAGTACCACCAGAAGGCCGCAACAGCTCGCGAAAACGGGAAAGCCGGCGGTCGCCCGCGCAAGCAACCGGCGACCAATCCGAAACCCAGCGGTAACCCAGCCGGTTCCGATCTGGCTCCCACCGGGAAGCCAGTAGGTCGCGGATTGAAAACTAACCAAGAACCAATAACCAATAACCAAATAGAAGATCAAAAGCATAGCGCTGGCGCGCAGAAATATTCCGTCAGGGATGATCTGTTGGCTTCTGGTGTCGCTGCGCAGACCGTCACCGATTGGTTGAAGCTTCGCACGGCGAAGAAGGCTCCGGCCACGAAGACTGCATTGGATGCCGTGCGTAGGGAGGCTGCGCTGGCTGGCCTCTCGCTGGACAGCGCTCTGCAGATTTGCTGCACACGTGGCTGGCAGGGCTTCAAAGCCGAATGGGTTACTCAGAATGGCGCAGGCGCGACGTCGAAATCGAAAGGAAATCATGGGAACTTCGCCACGCAGGATTACCGGGCAGGGGTTGGTAAAAATGGCGAGTTCTGATCGCCGGCCGCGCTATATGAGCGCCATGCTCGAAACCTGCCAGCTGCACGGCGAATACACCTCGCTGCTGCTGGCTGGTGGCTGGTCCGGCTGTGTGCAATGCGAGCACGCTACCGAGAATGCCGCTGCGGTGGCAGCACAGGCCTCCTGGCAGGCCGAACTGCGTAGCCGGGCCTGGGATGCTCGGCTGGGCCGCGCGGCGATTCCTGAGCGCTTTGCTGACCGTCGGCTCGAAACGTACGTGCCGACCTGCGACGAGGCCGAGAAGGCGCTGCGCATCGCTGCCCGCTACGCCTCGAACTTCGCCGCGGTGCGCAAGGCCGGCGCCTGCCTGATCCTCTGCGGCGACGTCGGCACTGGGAAAACCCACCTGGCGATCGGCATTGCTCACGTCGTGCTGGGGCAGGGCGGTCAGCCGGTGTTCACCTCGGTGATGCGCGCGGTCCGCTCCGTGAAGGAAACCTACGCCAAGGGCAACAGCCGCACCGAGGCGCAGGCCATCGCCGACCTGGTCGATCCGGACCTGCTGATCCTCGATGAGGTGGGCGTCCAGCACGGCACCGATACCGAAAAGCTTGTGCTGTTCGAGATCATCAACGGGCGCTACGAAGCCGGCCGGCCGACGATCGTGATCAGCAACCTGGCCATCAAGGCGCTGGAGGAATACCTCGGCGCCCGGGCCTTCGACCGGTTGCGCGAGGGCGGCGGCCAGCTGGTGGTGTGCGACTGGGAGTCGTACCGCAGCCGGCGTGAAGGTGTTGCGGCATGAGCGGGCGCGACCACTTCCTGCTGAACCCGTTGGACCTCTTGGCCGCCAAGCAGCCGGTCGGGCAGGAGGAGGGCGACAAGACCGCGCTGCTGGTGCTGATCGCGCTGGACGCGGCGAAGCGTGGCGCCGCGCCGGGCGCGCTGGCCAACACACTGACGGAGCACCTGCTGACGAGCGCTGCGATCTGGTCGCAGCAGGGTAACCGCAGGCTCTACGACAAGACGGTGCTGGCGTGGGGCCATCTGCGCAAGGCCTGCGCGCGTCCGACGGCGCTGCTCGACTTGACCACCGGCGAGTACGCGGCTATTCGTCTGGCGATCAGCTACTACGTCCGCGCGCTGCCGAAGCTTGAGGTCGGCATGCTGGCAGCCGCCTACGAGAAAGCGTTGCGCCAATTGCGCGGTTGAGCGAGTTGCCACATCGACAGTCTAGCGCAACGGCAATACCTGTGTTAACGTCCAGCCACACCTCTTGGAGCAGCGAAATGGGCTTTGCCGACCGATACCTTCATGCCGTCAACTCGTCCGACCTTCGCGACGATGAGCACCACCATGCCACGGATGCGCTGTGCGCGGCGGCGCTGGCCGACACCGCCGGCGCAGGCATCGGCTCGCTGCTCTCGCGCGTGAAGTACGCCGACGGCACGCAGCACAAGCTGTTCGAGTCCGGCAGTGCCAACCTGGCCCAGCTGCTGCGCATCTGGACCGCGCGCGTGATGGAGAAGGGCCGCGAGCGGAAGTGGGTTCGTGAGGGCAGCGCTTGGGATGCGCAGGCTGCGCAGGCGCTGTACCGGCGTGTGGCCGAGCGCTCGCTGGCGCACTGGCTGGACGGAAAGTGCTCAACGTGCTCTGGCAGCGGCAACACGGTCGATCGGCGCATTTGTGTGCCTTGCAAGGGAACTGGTCGCGGTGAAATCGGTGGTGGCGGCTTTGAGCGCGAGAAGGCGCTCGATATGGTCAGTGAACTGGAGGGGCTGCTGCTGGCACATAATGGACGGGCAGCGGCTTCGCTCCGGACGAATGCATATTCGATGGTGACGAAGCCGTTGTAGCTTGCCTGTCTGAGATCGTAGCGGTAGCGCTCAGGTTTTTGGGATGGCGATCCACGTAGCTTGAGAGCTCCAAATTTTCGTGTCGCACCAAGTCACATATTGATAATTAAAGCCCTGAGTATCGACGCCTGTCACTGTCACTGTAAGTCGGTTAGTACTTCCGGTTAAATCGAAACTGGAAAGGGCAATGCTCACATGTGGCGGCTCCTGAAACGGCGCCGGGAATATAATTCTCCCGCCCCTTTCTCCCCGCGTTGCGTCCGAGTTCGCCGGGCACTGTCCGCCGTCAAGGAGCGGGCGGGTATTGACTGCGGCCATCGGGATTATGCCTGACGCAAAGGTCAGCTTTTTGAGGCTCGAGGTGTGAGAGCTGGACGAACCCTCCAGAGCGGTGATTTTTCGCTGGATATCGGTCGCCCACTGAATTGGCAGCGAAGCTTCCGCAGCGATCGGCAGCACAAGGCTGCCTTTTGTTGTGGCGATCGCCAGGTCAAAGCCAGGATATTTCTTCGTGCCACGGTCTTCTATTGGTGTTCGCGTGCAGGTCAACGTCCAGACACCACTATCTAAGCGTTTTCTGGTGTTCGAAGTCGCATCGACTGTGGACGCGCTGATGTCGTCATTGGGCACCTTGCAGGACGCCGCTTGAGCATCGAACGTTACCCCGTTCACCGAGACCTCCTCTGGGGTCATGCGGGTGACCTCGATTGTGAACAGCGTGTTCGCTATCTGCGGCTTAAATATCACACCCCTGCTCGCCAGCGACTTACAGGATAACCAGGCGGACGTGGACTCGTTAACGACTGTAGAAACGTCCCGAAAATATTTCTGATTGCTTTTATATTGACTATCAAAGGTCTTGCAGAAGTGCTTCGTCCGCTCTTGTGTGCTCCCTGAGCCGAGGTTGAAGTTTATTGGAACTGCTTCGATAACTGCTCCGAGGCCGGCATTAAACGACGTCCCGGATTTGACTGAAGAATTTTCGCAATACTGGTCGTACACCGATAGCGCTATTCCGATGTCGGACTGCGTCTTTTCGAAATTTCGCGAACTGTACTTAAGAACATCCTCGCACCCGTCCTCTGCAGCGAACGAGAGGGCTGAAGCAAAAGCCATCATACAAGCACCTACCAACTTTGGAGTTTTCATGTTGTCATCCCTGGGTATTGGATATGAGAGTGAGGTGGACATCCACACGCGTTGCGCATGTGCTAATCAATAGTATCCTGACAATTCAATTTCAACAATAAGTGCATTGCGACGTTGTTTTTATGTATTTGCGAGGCTTCCGGGCGGTCCGAATATTTTACTTGTGCACCTTGCCACACTATGTTAACGTCGAGACTCATACACTCACCGTACTCGTAATGCAGGCTTCGAGCCTCACCGATAGCAGTGATTCGAGGCTAGCACCCCACCGTTTAGGGAAAGCGCTCGCGTGTACAAGTTGTATGTAGTTCACATCACACTATAGTTGTTGGAACGAACCCAGAACCCGCCATGTGCGGGTTTTTGCATTTATGGGGTGAATCATGAAGCAAGCCGAACTACGTCGCGCCTACCGGGCGCAGAAGAGCAGGGCGGCTGAGCGTGATATTCCGTTCCGACTGAGCTTCGAAGAATGGGTGAATTGGTGGGGTGATGATATTGACCGTCGTGGACGTGGGCATGACTGCTTGCAGATGCAGCGGCTGCACGACTCAGGAGCATACGAGTTAGGGAACATCCGCAAGGGCTACCCCCGCGACAACGCGAAAACAGCTCAGGCCGGCCGGCGTAATAGGGATAGCAAACGCTGTGCCGCCGAGTTGCAAGCGAAGTTGGATGCCGCCATGCATCTTGACTCCGCGCCAGATGCGCGAGATTTGCGCATTGAACGGACCCTCTACGATCCAGGGTTACCAAGCTCCAGCAGTGCCCGCTACACGTTCCGCCGATGACGGATCGAACATGACGCAGACGACAAAGCCCTCCAAGGAAGACGTCCGCGAATGGCTCGAATCGCGCACCCACGCCCCGCTGGACCCACCGCCATGCCCTGACGAGATCCGTCGCATCCTGGGTTGGCACCTGCTGCCGCAGAGCCGTCAGCCGGATCGAGCAGATGTTGGAGAATAGCTCTGGGCGCCTCTGCTATCGGCGCTCGATTTCGGCGAGCAAAATATTGAGGTCTGAAGGCTTGACCACATGCGCATCAAAGCCGGCTTCTTTGGTCTTCGCCCTAGTGTATTCATCGCCCCAAGCGCTAAATGCTACCAATCTTGGCTGTTGAATGCTCGTTAGCCTACGGATCTGCCGTGCCGTCTCGAACCCATCAAGTTCAGGCATGCCTAAGTCAAGAAAAACAACGTTCGGTGCGAAGGCGAGCACAGCCGACAGACCCGCGAAGCCGTCATACTCGATTTCAGTCATGTAGCCGTGCAGTAAGAAAAAATCCGACAAAAGGTCTGCTGCGTCTCTGTTATCGTCGACGATAAGCACTCGGACTTGTCGAGCTTCAACCATAGGTAAATCCCTCCGTAACATGGAAGGATTTTATTTGCACCGAATTCGCCTACCCGTAAGCGCGCTTCTCGCCACCTGGTAGGATAAAGCCGGGTCGTCACTCATGAATAGACAACAAGAGATGGGCGGAGAAGACGTCTGGGCCAGTCAGCCGGGAGCTTGCGCTCTTTCAGCTGGTCCGAGAAGCGCCGCGCTGCGTGCTGCTAAGTGTTTGTGCTTCAGTTGATAGTACAGAACTGTTTCGCCTGTGGCGTGAGTCTCTACCGGGTGCTCCTCAAACGTTAGAAAAAAGTGCGACTCGGCGAGAGTAAGGCCTAGCAGGACCTCATCGCCGTCTTCGTCGACCGTTAGCGCTCCACGCAGAAGAAGTTCGCTGCGTTGCCCGTCGTTTAGGTTAAGCATTTCCGCCTCGCTTGCCGTTGCCGTATCGCGAATTTTAAGCCCGGTGGTAGGCGTGTGCAGCACACTACGGCTGAGCAACCATGGTTGTGGCCGATCAAGACAGTGTCGCAAAGCGAGAATACGTCAACAGAAGTTATTTGTCGGTGAGTTTGGGTCGTCGAGCGCGAAGCTGGATTGCGTTCATTTGGCGCGACGCCGCATGTAGGTTTCGCAACTGTCGGTAAGCCATCGATTCTGCCGCGCCGACATTTTGGTCCGCCGTTCTCTCCACGGCTAGGACAAACTGCGATTCATCTACAGTCAGGCCGCGCAGTGTTTCTGCACCCTGGGGATCGGTCGTTAGCGCATCGTTTGCCTGCAGCATTTTGCGCTCGATTTCCGCGAGATTCAGCATTTCGCTCTCCCGAAATAAATGTAAATTTGCAATTAAATGTTAGCGCAAAAAATAGTGCTTGTCAGCGTGCAGTATTAAGTGTGCGACGGGCATGAACCGATATTGACTCGGTGTTAAACGTCGCCGTCCATCGCGCTCCAGCGGGCGGGCTTGAAAAGCGGGCGCAGTCGCTGACGAAGCATGACCGGGTGGGTCCGGCCGCCGTGTGCAGATCTTCGCGCCGGCGGTTCCAGCCTGGAGCGGGCAGCGACAACCAGAAAGAACGCTATGAACAAGCACCAGCACCACACGAACAATGCAGTGCTGGGCGCACCCAAGGATTGGGACCAGGCGCAGTTGCCGTGCGACGCCCTGCCGATCACCCGCATCGAGGTGGAGGGCATGCCCGCCGTGGTCAGCTACTGGAAGCCGTCCGAGAACGAGCTGGCCATGCTAGCCGCCGGCGGGTCGATCGGGTTGACGGTGCTGGGCGTGACGATGCCGCCGGTTATGCTGGCGGTTGACCCGCTGTAATGGCGAAAAAGCCGGCCGCGCCCGGGCAGTCCCGCCCACTGCCGCCGGAAAGCTTCACCGACCTGCTGTCGGCGCGATACGCACCCGCACCCGAGGTGCTCAAGTGGGCGCGGGCCGAGATCCTCACCGAGGGCGGCCAACTGCACAATCCCGACCACGCCCACCTCGAATATGCCGACGTCCAGTTTCTGTGGGCGCCGGGCGGCTTCAACAAGCAGGGCCGCACGGTGATCGGCCAGTGCGAAGAGATGCTGTTCCGTTGCGGACCGTGGCAGAAGGGGCGCCAGCAACAGCAGATGGCCGACTGGTTCGGCATGGTGCCTGATTACTTGATCACCCTGGACGCCAGCTACTGCCTGACCTGCAGCGACGCCGAGTTCTGCGCGCTGGTGGAGCACGAGCTTTACCACATCGGTCAGGAGCAGGACGACTTCGGTAGCCCGGCCTTCACCAAGGACGGCATGCCCAAGCTGTTCATTCGCGGCCACGACGTCGAGGAGTTTGTCGGCGTGGTCCGCCGCTACGGTGTCGGCCACCCCGAAGGCACGCTGGCTCAGCTGGTTGCCGCTGCAAACGCCGCCCCAGAGGTGGCAAAGATCAACATAGCGAGGGCGTGCGGTACCTGTCTGCTGAAGGCGGCTTGACATTGACGGCCCCTTGACGGAAGGCAACTCCCATGGCGGCACTCAAGGATGACGTTAAAGCCTTCATCGTGCAGGCGCTGGCGTGCTTCGACAAGCCGTCGCAGGTTGCGGCTCAAGTCAAGGAAGAATTCCGGCTCGACGTCACCCGCCAGCAGGTGGAAACCTACGACCCGACGAAGTACGCCGGCCGGACGCTGAACATCAAGTGGCGCACACTGTTCGAGGACACGCGCAAGCGGTTCCGCGAGGAGACGGCTGAGATCGGCATTGCCAACCGCGCTGCGCGGCTGCGCATGATGGATCGGATGGCCGACCGCGCTGAGTCGAAAGGCAACTTGCCGCTGGCGTTGCAGATCATTGAGCAGGCCGCCAAGGAAGTGGGCGACGTCTATGTGAACCGCCGATTGGATGCGCCGAAAGCGCCGGTCGGTACTAATGAAGGCGGCATTCCTGCCGCGCCTGAGTACGTGCTGAAACCTGACGAAGATGTCCCAGACCAGCCCATACTCTGATCCGCCGGTAAAGCTGACACCGAAGCAGGCGAATATCTACTGCTGGGGATACCAGAAGAAGGCGCGCTTCCGTGACGCGGTGTGCGGCCGGCGCTTCGGTAAGACGTTCCTCGGCAAGGCAGAGATTCGACGCGCGGTGCGCCTAGCCGCCAAGTGGAATGTCAGCGTCGAGGACGAGATCTGGTACGGCGCGCCGACCTTCAAACAGGCGAAGCGCGTTTTCTGGCGCCGCCTGAAGCAGGCGATCCCGGCCAGCTGGCGCGCGAGTAAGCCGAACGAGACCGAGTGCTCGATTACGACGAAGGCCGGCCATGTGGTACGGATCGTTGGTCTGGACTCCTACGACAACCTGCGCGGCTCGGGCCTGTTCTTCGTGCTGGTGGACGAATGGGCGGACTGCCCATACGAGGCGTGGGAAGAAGTGCTTCGCCCGATGCTGTCGACCTGCAAGTATGAGATTGACGGCGAGCAGCGGGTCGGCGGCCACGCGCTGCGGATCGGCACGCCGAAGGGCTTCAACCACTGCTACGACAGTTATCTGGATGGCCAGGGCCGCGAACCGGACCACAAGAGCTGGCTTTACACCTCGGTGGACGGCGGCAACGTTCCAGCGGAAGAAATCGAGGCCGCGCGGCGCAAGATGGACCCGCGCACGTTCCGCCAGGAGTATCTGGCCAGCTTCGAGAACTATCAGGGCGTCGTCTACTACTGCTTCGACCGGCGCAAGAGCCACACCGACGACACGGTCAAGCCGGGCGACGCGCTGCACATCGGCATGGACTTCAATGTGGCGCACATGGCTGCCGTGGTGTTCGTCATCCGCGACGACTTACCGCGAGCGGTGGACGAATTCATGGAGGTGTTCGATACGCCTGCCATGATCAAGAAGATCAAGGAGCGGTACGAGCAGGCCGGCCAGCAGCATGCCATCGCGGTGTACCCAGATGCCTCGGGCCAAAACCGGAAGTCCAGCGGCGCGAGCGAGTCCGACCTGACGCTGCTGCGCGCCGCGAAGTTCACAGTGGTAGTGGACACCACCAATCCGGCAGTCAAGGACCGGATCAACAGCGTGAACGCGATGCTGTGCAACACCTACGACCAGCGCCGAATGCTGGTGAACACCACGAAATGCCCGAAGTACACGATTGGCCTCGAGCGCCAGATCTACAACGACAAGGGCGAACCCGATAAAAAGGGTGGATTCGACCACGGTAATGACGCCGGCGGCTATTTCATCACGAAGCGCTGGCCAGTCACGAAGCGGTCGGCATCGTCCGCGCCGCTCAGAATTTAAAGCAAGGAAGCCATGGCCAAGGTCAATGATATTTCAGCTGCGGTCGCGGCAATGCAGGAAGACTGGGCGAAGATCGATGCGCTGGTCGGCGGCACGAAGGCGATGCGCGCCGCCGGCGTCAAGTACCTGCCGAAGTTCCCGGCGGAAGACCAGGAGAGCTACGACTACCGCCTGGCGACGTCGACGCTGTTCAACGGCCTAGGCCGCACGCTGGAGAACATGGCCGCGAAGCCATTCGCTGAGGCGATCACCTCCACCGACATCGACCCGGCCGCCGCGGAGTGGTTGGAAAACATCGATCTGAGCGGCAACAACCTGACCGTGTTCGCGCACAGCGTGTTCACCGAGGGCATGGCAAAGGGGTTGACCCACATCCTGGTCGATATGCCGTCGACCGTAGACGCCGAGGGGCGCCAGAAGTACATCACCAAGGCGGACGAGAAGGCGGCCGGCCTGCGCCCGTACATGATCCACGTCAAGCCCGGCCAGGTGCTGGGCTGGCGCAGCCAGAAGGGCGCGGACGGCGTGGAGCGGCTGACCATGCTGCGCATGATGGAGTGCATCGAGGAGGATGACGGCCCATTTGGCGTCAAATCGGTGCCGCAGGTGCGCGTGTTGATCCCGGGCGCCTGGGCAACCTACCGCGAGGACAAGCAGAAGAAGGGCGAATGGGCATTGTTCGAAGAGGGCCCGACCTCGATCGACTTTATCCCGCTCGTCACGTTCTACACGAAGCGCACCGGCTTTATGACCGCCGTGCCGCCGCTGCTGGACCTGGCCGACCTGAACATCAAGCACTGGCAGTCATCCAGCGACCAGGACAGCATTTTGCACACCGCGCGCGTTCCGATCCTGTCGATCAGCGGCCTGACGGAAGACGACAAGGTCGAGATCGGCGCCAAGTCGTTTTTGCGGCTACCGATGGGCGCCGAGGCGAAGTACGTCGAGCACACCGGCGCCGCAATATCTGCTGGGCGCGAATCGCTGCAGGATCTGGAAAACCAGATGCGTGCCATGGGCGGCGAGCTGCTGGTAGAAACGCAGGTAGCCAGCACCGCGACGCAGAACAACATCGAGGACAGCGAGGCCAAGTGCCAGCTGTCGCGGATGGTGCAGTCGGAGGAAGACACGCTCGACAACGCGCTCGACATGATGCACCGCTGGATGAACCTCGAATACAAGGGCGCGGTCGATATTTACGACGACTTCTCGTCCGACGCGATCCTGTCCACGGCCGGGCCATTCGTGCTGGCGCTGATCCAGTTGGTGAGCAACGGCCTGCTCGACAAGGAATCCGCCTTCGAAGAGATGCAGCGCTATGGCATCATCAATCCGGACAAGGTGTGGAAAGACGTGCAAGCGAAACTGGAACTGGAAGCGCCGACGTTCGACGTGCCGATGCCAGGCGCGCAACCGCCGGCACCCGCACCGACGCCAGCGCCTGCGACTGAATAATGAGCGCCCTCGAACAGTGGCTGCTGGAGGTACTGCTCGGCAACGGCATCAAGATGCTGCGCGCCGAGGCGGAGGTCAAGGCGAAGGTGCTGGCCCTGCTGGTGCTGATGCAGAAGGACCTGGTCAGCGTGCTGGCCAACGCCGGCGAGCTGTCGGTGATGGGTAAGCAGGCCAAGGCCGCGCTGCTGCGCGAATCGAACGACCTGATCGCCAGTTACTACGGCAAGGCGCTGGTGCAGATGGACCTATTCGGTGTGGCCGAGGTCGAATCGCTGGGCGTCCGCAAGGCGCTGGCGACCGTGATCGAGCGCGCGGCCCCGGGCCGCATCAGCTCCGAGATCCGCCTGGGCTTGAGCGTGCCGTCCGAGACCTACCTGAAGAAGCTGGTCAGCGACGTGCTGATCCAGGGTTCGCCGGCCAAGAACTGGTGGTTCCGCCAGCAGCAGGACACCCAGTTCAAGGTGGCGACCCAGATTCGGATCGGCGCCGCCCAGGGCGAGACGAACGCCCAGATCATCAAGCGGATCGTCGGCGAAGAGGCCAAGGTTGTGCCGGCCGTGGCCGCACCGACCGCGAAGGCGCCGGCACCGGAGATTCGGCCGGGCGCCCCAGGCGTCATGCCGCTGGCGAAGAAAAACGCCGCGGCGATCGTGCAGACGAGCATGGCTACGGTCTCCGCCGCTGCGCGCCGTGCGACGTTGGAACTGAACAAGGATGTGACCAACGGCTTCATGCAGGTGAGCACGTTGGATAGCCACACCAGCCTGACGTGCATCGCATACAGCGGCGCCTGCTGGAACTGGGAATACGAGCCGATCAACGGCAACGATCTACCTTGGAACGGCGGCGTGCCGCGCCACTGGAACTGCCGCAGCGCCGAGATTGCGCTGATGAAGACCCTGCGCGAAATGGGCATCGATATGGACGAGCCTGAACCTGGCCAGCGCGCCTCGGCCGCCGGCCCGATCAGCGCGAAGTCCACCTTCGCCGACTTCCTCAAGATGATGGGGCCGGAGTATCAGGACGAAACGCTGGGCAAGGGCAGGGCGGAGCTGTTCCGCGCCGGCAAGCTGACGCAGCGTGAGCTGGTCGACGTGTCCGGCCGGCCGTTGAAGCTATCGCAGCTCAAGGCGGAGTACGCGAACTGATGTAGAATTTGGCGCATGACATTCGATGCCAAATCCCTTCTGACCGCGCCGCTGCCGACAGACCTCACGGTCGACGGCCTGGCCGCCGCGCTCGCGCAGCTTCAGGCTGCTGGCATGGGCGGCGCCGGCGTCAAGCTTCCCGGTGGTGCGCCGATCCGGAAGATCAACCTGGTGGCGCACGGTGAGCAGGCAGCGCACTTCATCCTTACTGATGGCGCGCCTAAGGGCGAACGAGTGGTAGTGGGATGATGAGCTTTGCGCTCACCGTCGACTGGCCTAGTCCGTTATTGAAACCCTACGATGGACGAGCTTTACTTACTAGTGCGGGATTTTTGTTCGAAGTCAATAAGGTTACCGGAGCAACCGTCGCCGCAATGCGGTGTTTGGCTGACGACACCCCTTTCACAGTGCCGATCACAATCGACGGGCGTAGCCTCGATGCCGTAGTAGCAGCATCGGCTCGGGGTGATTCGGAAGACTTGTGGAACATCACGGTCGCGCTCCCAACAGATTATTAATTTAGCCCGCTGCGCGGTTTTTTTTACGCCCACATATTTACCAGACCGCCCTCGAGGCGGTTTTTTTTATGCCGCAAGCGGACGCGACGCGGTGCACGGCCGGAAGGCCATCGATAGGGCGGATGCCCGGAAAGCTCTCAAAATGAAACTGAAACTCGACGCAAATGGCAATGCAGTGCTGCAAGACGGCAAGCCGGTCTACATCCTGGACGACGGCCGCGAGGTCGCACATGACGCCGCTGCCACCGTAGCGAAGATTTCCAGCCTGAACGGCGAGGCCATGAGCCACCGCCAGGCCAAAGAGGCTGCCGAAGCCGCCCTGAAGCCATTCAAGGACGCTGGTATCACCGATGCCGCTGCCGCCGCTGAAGCGCTGCAGACCATGGCGAATATCAAAACGGGTGACCTGACGACTGCCGCCAAAGTGCAGGAGATTAAGGATGCTGCCACGCGCTCGGCGAATGAAGCCGTCGCCGCCGCCACGCGCGCGGCCGAAGAAAAGCAGCGCGAGCTGACCGAGCAGAACACCAAATTGACCCAAGACCTGAACAACCACATCGTCGGCGGCAGCTTCACCGGCTCGAAATTCATCGCCGACAAGCTGGCTATTCCTGCCGACATCGCGCAGAAGGTCTTCGGCGACCGCTTCAAAGTGGAAAGCGGCAAACTGGTTCCGCTGGACTCCAACGGCAATCCGATTTTTTCCGCCACCAACCACGGCAATCACGCCGACTTCGACGAGGCAATCCAGGTGATGGTCAGTCAGTATCCAAACAAAGACAAGATCTTGAAGGGCTCCGGCGCTTCGGGCGGCGGCGCCTCCGGCGGCAGTGGTGGCGCGGGCGGCGCAAAGTCCATCAGCCGCGCGCAGTTCGATGCCATGGACGGTGCATCGCGCGCTGCTGCCATGAAGGGCGGCGCCACCATCAGCGACTGATCCACTACAACGACTTCACCATGCCCGCCGCGTGCGGGCTTTTTTGTATCCGTAACACTGCAATTCCTTAGCCGGCGCCTGGATGGGCAAGTCGGTGCTTTGGGCTGGATGGCCTGTCTGCTGTGAACCCCAAACCACTAAACTGAAAGGCAATACCATGAAAATGATTATGTTCGCCGTCGCCGCAGTGCTGGCGCTGGCGCTGGCCCCTGTGGTCGACCTGTTCGCCGATGTGACCGGCATCGGCAAGCCGGCCGCGCGCAAAATCGAGCTCTATGGCAAGGCATTCGCCGAGATCGCGCGTGCACACCTGCAGAACCACATGTCCGCGACGGGTATGCAGCTGGGCATCCTGACCCTGAACGGTCTGATCCCGACCATCTATGAAGCCATGGACACCGTCTCGCGCGAGCTGGTCGGCTTCATTCCTGCCGTATCCCGAGATTCGACCGCTGAACGCGCCGCTGTCGGCCAAGTAGTGATGTCGCCAGTCGTCGGCGCACTGCCAGCTGAAGACCTGGTGGCGGCGGCTTACGCACAAATGGCACCGGACCGTCCTATCGGCAACGTCCAGATGACCATTTCGAAGGCCCGCTCCGTTCCGTTCGGTATCACCGGCGAAGAAACGCGCGGCCTGCAAAGTGCTGGCACGCTGGGCACGATCAACCGCGATAGCATCGTCCAGGCCTTCCGCACGCTGACCAACGAGGTCGAGACCGACTTGGCCGCGCTGCACATCTACGCTTCCCGTGCCTATGGCACCGCAGGCACCACGCCGTTTGGTGTCGCCACCGACCTGAGCGACTTCGCCCAGAGCCGCAAGATCCTGGACGATAACGGCGTTCCTCAATCCGACCTGCACATGGTGCTCGGCTCGTCGGCCGTGGCGAACATTCGCGGCAAGCAATCGGGTCTGTTCAAGGTGAACGAAGCCGGCAACGACGATCTGCTGCGCCGGGGCGCTCTGGGTTCGGTGGAAGGCTTCGACCTGCACAACTCTGGCCAGGTGAAGAAATCCGTCACCGCTGGCACCGCTGCGGGCGCGACCACCAATGCCACCGGCTATCCTGTCGGCGCAACCGTGATCACCATCGCCTCGGCTGGTACCGGCGCGGTGATCTCGGGCGACATCATGACGGTGGCCGGCGACACCGAGAAATACGTGATCGTCAGCGGCGATGCCGACGTCTCCAACGGGGGCACCATCACCATCGCAGAGCCAGGCCTGCAAAAGGCCATCCCCGCCGCTGCGACCGCGCTGACGCTGATTGCGGCTACCACCCGCAACATGTTCTTCCACCGCTCGGCGATTCAGCTGGCGACTCGCGCACCGGCCATGCCAGAAGGGGGCGACTCGGCTGACGACGTGGTGCTGATCACGGATCCGTACTCGGGCCTGACCTACGAGTTCGCACTGTATCGCGGCAAGCGCTCGGTCCGCTGGGAGGTCAACTTGGCATGGGGCGTGAAAGCAGTCGCTTCGCGTCACATCGGCCTGCTGATCGGCGGCTAATCCAACAACGACGCCCGGCGGCTAGCACGGCGCCGGGCCAACTGCGAGAAAAACATGACCACCACCATCAAAGTCCATTCCAGCCACCCAGCGAGCCAAGGCCCGTACGTCATCATCGAGCGCGCTGACTTCAACCCAGAAGTGCATGAGAAGTACGACGACGGTACCGACGATGACACCGCGCCCGGGCGCTTGCCCACCATGGCGGAATTGCTGGCCGCACGCGACCAGCTGCTGGAGCGCGAGCGTGAACTTGCCGTCGAGCGCGACCGCCTGAACGACCTGGCCTCCGCCAACGAAGCCGAGGCTCAGCGCTTGGCAGCCGAGCGAGCCGCGCTGAGCGCCCCTGGCGCAGGCGTCACCCCGCCGGACTACAGCACCATGTCCAAGGACGAGCTGCACGCCGCGCTCAATGCGAAAGGCACTCAGTTCCCGGCCGCTGCAAACAAGGCTGAGCTGATCGCGCTGCTGACCGCCGCGTAGTCACGCCTCGCTCCACCTCCAGCCCGCCGCGTGCGGGCTTTTTCAATTCCACCGCCGAGATAGCCAATGTCCCAGACCACCACGATCAAAGTAGGCGAGTCCGCCAAGACCATCACGCTGCCTGAGGGTAAGGCGCTGATCCTGAATGGCGCGGCTGGCGCGGTAGGCATGGCCTACCTGCTGGACCCGGTGCTGGGCGGCACCAACTCTGCGAAGACGTGGGCAGTTGGTACCGGCGCGCCGGCGCCCATCGGACCATACGCGAACTCGCAGAAAATAATGTTGACATGCTCTGCCGGTTCTATCGACGCCACCATGCAGGATGCGGTGCTGAATGTACCGACGGCTGCCGCTGCTGCAACGCCGGCTTCAACGCCGCCACCGTTGAGCACAATCGCCCGTCAGCGCATCTACGGCGTGGTCAGCAACGCGACCGTCAACGCGTGCATGCATGAGATCCGGCAGGCGCCAGAGCACTACGACGCCGTCAAAGTTGTCCTGACCGGGGCCGCATCGGTGCCGGAAAATGCGTTCAAGGTCGGTGTTTCGCCGTCGGCTGCATATAACGACGGTTTCCATCCTGTCGATGCGACCGGCGCGGTCATTGCGCCGATTGTCGGTACGTTCGGTAGTACCAATCTGACCGACTTCCGCAATACCGGGGGCGGTGCACCGACTGGCGTCGTTACCGGCACCTCCGGCCAAAACGCGGACTTCACGCTGATCGAGGGCATGCTCCAGACCGATTGGATTCCCTGCAAATCCCTACCGCGCACGGACTTCCCGAACCGGCGCCCGCTGATCATGACGCGCATCTGGGGCACGAATCCTCCCGCCGTCATCGGCGTTGCGCAATCCAACAACGGCAATGCCAATCCGTGGACGCAAATCGACCCTGACTACATGTCGGGCTACTGGGCCGCTGACTATACCGGCAGCACGCCGAGCACGCCGCCGGTGCAAAGCAGCATCCCGTCGTATGACATGCTGTTCCAGCTGCGCGGGAAACTCTGCCAGTCCATCGCTGGTGCTGGCGATTCGATCATGCAGGGCTGGGTTCAGACTACGGCAGTGCCTCAATGGGGCGGCACTATCAACGGCTGGGCGCGGCGCTTGGTGCAGAAGATCATCGACGGCGGCGGCATTGCCTCGTACACGGCTCTTTGCCAATACGGTAACAAGTCGCTGCTCTTCCACAATCGCGCCTACAACTGCCTGTTGACCGGCGGTATCACGCACCTGCTGGTGATGCCTTGGTCCGTGAACGAAGCACCAGACGGTGTTGCTTCGGTACCGCCAGCGCTGGCGCGGACGTCTCAACTGATCGCCATGGCGGCCGCGCGCAACGTGAAGATCATCATCGTGCGCCCGTGGGCTGGACAAGGCCAGGACTTGGCCTGTTTCAATCTGGTCCAGGCTTACTGCGACAAACTGGCCGCCTCTGGCGTGGCCGTGCTCGACGCGCGCGCCATCGTCGCAGCGGACATCACTACCAACGCCATGCGCCCTGAGTTCCTAACCAAAAAGGCAGACGGCACCACGGTCGACGTCATCCACTTGAACGAGCCTGGACACGAAGCCGTCGCGCAGTTTGCTTATGACAATCGCACTAAATTCGGACTGGCTTGACCATGCTGACTATCGAAACCGGCGCCGGCCTGCCGAATGCCGATAGCTACGCCAGTGTAGCGCAGGCTGATACACGCTGCGCCGCTTTGGGCGTCACCGACTGGGCGCCGCGCGCGGACGCCGACAAGGAAGTGGCGCTGCGCAACGCGACCCAGTTCATGCTGGCGACGTTCCGGAGCCGTTGGGCGGGCCGCCGCGTCTACCAGACGCAGGCGCTGGACTGGCCGCGTTGGAATGTGGTTGTTGACGGCTTCCCGGTGCTGAGCACCGTTGTGCCGACCGATGTGGTGAATGCGTGTATCGATCTGGCCGTGCGTGCCGCCGGCGGAACTGAACTGATGCCGGATCTCGAGCGCGCCATAAAGCAGGACACCGTCGGCCCGCTCACCACGATCTATGAAGACGGCTCACCCGAGCGGCCTCGCTACACGGCCGTCGACGGCATGCTGGCGCCGTACCTGTGCGGCTCGGGCACTTCCGGACGATTGGTGCGTGGATGAGCGGCTACCCCGTGGTGCAGATCGGCGGATGCGCCGTGCACGAAAACACTTACTCGGCCGACGGCAAGGTGTGGACTGTGACCAACCTGATCTCGCATGCCAAGGATCTGGTCCCGTTTGATCTGCCGCTGGCCGCAATTTACCTCGGCGCCGAGGTCTGGCCAGCTGAAGGTTCAGCGTTCGGGATGGCGTTTCACATGCGCCGCGCGCTGGATGTCGACACCAGCTACCCGATCATACTTTGCGAGAAGGGCTTCATCATGGATGGCTGGCACCGCGTGCTGCGCGCGCTGATCGATGGCAAGACCACCATCAGGGCAATGCGCTTCCAGAAGACGCCGCCGCATGATTACCTGGAAACGAAGTCATGAGCAACTACGCCGCCAAAGCAAAGAGCACCGACAAGGCCTTGCGCCGGTCCGGCCAGCTGCTGACGCTAACTTTTAAGCAGCCGGGCACCTACGTCGGCGGCGCTCAGATCCCGGGCGTACCGATCATTAAGCAGGCATGGGGAATCGAAACCGGCGTCACTGCGCACGACCTGGGCGTCGGCACGATCAACGGCACGCTGATCAAGTCCGGCGACCGCAAGATCCTGATGTCCGCGCTGGACGATGCTGGGACGGCGCTGCCGACGATGAAGGAAGACGACCTGGTGCTTGCCGGCGCCGTCACCTACAAGGTAAAGAATATCGACAAGGTCGCGCCGGGTGGCGTGGTCGTGCTGTGGCAGCTGGTGGCGCGGATCTGATGACGTCATTCGCGCTACAGATTCGTGCCTGGGTGGACAAGACCAAGGGCGACCTCGACACGGCCGTGCGATATTGCGCGCTTGCCGTGGATGGCAAGCTGATGTACCGCTCGCCGGTCGGCGATCCCACGACGTGGAAGGTAAATCCGAACAAGCCAAAAGTGTTCGGTAAGTTCAGCGCGGCTGGGCCGAAGGCAAACTGGCAACTGGGCTTCATGAGCAAGGGGGCGTCGACATACCGCACGTCTGGCGCGGGGTACGTTGGCGGCCGGTTCCGTGGCGCCTGGATGGTGTCGATCGGCTCGCCGGACAACTCCCTGGGTACCGTAGTGGACCCGAGCGGCAACATCACGATCGAAGCGCATAAGGCGATCATCGCCGCGGCGAAGGCTGGCGACGTGATTCATTTTCGAAACAACATGCCCTACGCGGTGCGCCTGGAGCAGGGCTGGTCGAAGCAGGCGCCGCTGGGCATCGTGGCGCTGACCGTGGTCGAGTGGCAGGTGATCGTAGACAACGTGGTCAACGGGATCCGCGCCGGCACGAGCGCCGCCGACTTCGCACAGGGCTTCAAGACCTATTCACTATGAGCATTCCGAATATCCGAAACGCGCTGGAAGATGCGCTGGGCAGCCTCGCGCCAGCGATCGACATCGTGCATGAGAACGGCGAGCGCTATGAGCCGCAAGACGGTCTGCCGTATTGCGAGGCTTATCTGCTGGTGGCGGAGCCGAGCAACCCGGTGATTGGCCAGCCCTTCCACCGCGAGGCGGGCGTCTTCCAGATCAACCTGCAATACCCGCTGCTGGTCGGCACCTTGGACTGCGCAATGCGCGCCGAGCAAATCCGCGCCCTGTTCAAGCGCGGCGCCGTGTTCAGTGACGGCGGCGTCGAGGTCCAGATCGACAAGACACCTGAGATTGCCGCCGGTGCGCCGGAGGAGGGGCGCTGGCGGCAAACCTGCCGGGTGCGCTGGCACGCCGACATTTTCACCGAATAACCACTGAAGCCGCCGCAGGGCGGCTTTTTCATTCCGGCCATCCATGTGATGGCCTTTTTCTTTTCCGAAAGGCTCCACATGTCCGCTACCGCAAATGGCATCAATACCCTGCTGGTGCTCGGCAAGCAAACCGCCGAAGGCACCAAGGCGCTGGTCGGCGCCGGCCAGCTCTATCCGCGCGTCACCGCGTCGTTCGATACCGACGCCGACAAGTACTCCTCTAACGAGATTGACCCGAGCCAGCAGCAGGGCGATACCCGCCTGGGCAACTTCCGCGTCAGCGGCGACATCAAGGGCGAGGCATCCTGCGCGACGTATTCGGTGCTGATGGCGGCGCTGATGCGCCGCGACTGGACCGCCGCCGGCACCACGGCCGCAGCTGTCACCATCGCCTCGGTCGCCGACGGCTTCACCCGGACCGCCGGCTCGTTCCTAGCTGACGGGCATCGCGCCGGCACGGTGGTGCGCGTAACCGGCTTCACGGCGCCGGCCGCAGCCAACAACGCCAGAAACTTCTTCGTCACCGCCGTAACCGCGTTGAAGATCACTGGCCAATACCTGGACGGCAGCGCGGTTGTTGTGAAAGCGGCCGGCGACAACGTCGCTCTCGCCGCCCCCGGCAAGCGCACCTATACGCCGCTGACCGGCCACACCACCGACTGGTTCACCGCCGAGATTCAGCAGCCCGATGTGACCGTGTTCCGCACTTTCGTCGATCAACTGGTCAGCAAGATGGACATGGCGGTTCAACCGAACGGTCTGACCAGCTGCGACTTTACCTTCATGGGCAAGAAGGAAGACCCGACCCTGGCTGCGGCGTACTTCGCCGCTGCGGCCGCCACTCCGGTGGGCGGCAAGTTTTCGGGCGCCACGGCGCTGCTCTCTGTCAACGGTATCCCATCGCAGATCTGCACCGGGATGTCGATCTCGATGGATGGCCAGGTGAAGATCGATCCGGTTATCGGCTCGAAGTTCGCCACCGCGGCGTCGCGCGGCAAGGTGATCGGCAGCGGCCAATTCACCGTGCTGATGCAGGATAGTACCTACCTCGACTATTTCAAGAACGATCAGGAGATCTCTCTGGCGTACGCAATGGCGGCGAGCAATGCACCGCTGGCGGACGTCATGGCGCTGGCCATGGGCCGTGTCAAGATCACATCCGCCAAGGTGGATGACGGCGAGAAGAACAAGATCATCACCTGCCAGTTCGATGTGCTGCGCTACAAGGGCACCGACGCCCAGCACGAGCAAACCACGCTGTCGATCCAAGACAGTACTCTGTAAACCACCGTCGGCGCCGCCGGCATTCCACTTTGGCGTAAGCCACCCCAGTACCGACCGGTCGCTGTCGCCTTCGCGGGCGCAGCGGCCGGCACGGGCACCTCTTTACCCGCGAAGAAAGGCAACACCATGAACACTGCTCAAACCATCGCCGCTATCGGTTTCGATATCGCCAATCTGACCGCCATCGACACTGCGCCGGCTACCCACAAGGTCGACGTGCTGTTCGACGAGGACGGCAACGCCACCGCCGGCTTCGTCATCGTGGGCAAGAACAGCCCCCAATACCAGGCCGAGAGCCATTCTGTGCGCGCCGAAGGCTACAAAAAATCCGCTGTGCGCAAAACCGCGATCGACGCCAAGACCGACGAAGGCGCGAGCAAGCTGGTCGACGTCATCGACGGCAACGCCACTCGTCTGGCGCTGTCCGTCGTCGTCGACTGGTACGGCTTCACCAGCGCCGGCGTGCCGGTGCCGTTCGACAAAAAGCTGGTCGCCACGGCGTTCGCCAAATACCCAACCTGGGAAGACAAGGTGAACGCGGCGCTGGAGGTTGACGCCAATTTTTTGAAAGTCTCGTCGCCGGGCTCGTTGCCTTCGCCGACCACCAGTTCGAACGGCTAAGCAAGGCCGCCGACGGCAACTCCGTCGGCGATCACGTCGACGCCGCCAAGCGCCACCCGCTCTACAAGGCGGAAGAAGCGCCGGCGGCGCCCTACTTGCCGTTCGAGCTCGCTTACATCTGGGACTGGTTCCTGAAGCTCAGCCGGAAACGGCAAAGCGGCATGGGGCCATGCCCCATCACCAGCGAAGAGGTCCTCTGCTGGTGCGCCCGTCAGGGCATCTCCTTCACCCCGTTTGAAAACAGTGTCATCGACCAGCTCGACGAGCTGTACCTGTCGCACCAATACAAGAAGGAAAAGTGATGCCAGATATCGCCAGCCTTGGTCTGCAAATCGACTCGTCACAAGTCGTTGACGGCAAGAAAGCTCTCGACCAGTTCGCTGACGCCAGCGCGAAAGCCGACCAGGGTGCGCGATCGCTGAACGGCCAGATGGCTGACACTAGCAAGATCATGCGCGCCCAGGCTGAGCAGGCGCGCGCCGCCGCTGCAGCCAACACCGCCATGGGAACGTCGACAAGCGCCGCCTCGATCGGCGCACAAATATTCATCGACAAGCTGCAGGAGCAAGTAGCCGTGCTGGGCATGAGCCGCTCGCAGTTGGCTGCATACCAGGCCGCGCAGCTGGGCGTCTCGAAGGAGGCCGAGGCTTCCGTGGCTAAGCTGAAGGCTTACGAGGACCAGATCAAGGCGCTCGCCGACGCGAAAGCAGAAGCCGCGAAGCAGAGCAATTTCTTCGCTGATTCGATCAAGGTGCTCGCCGCCGCGTACAGCGCGTTGAAGCTGGGCGAGTACGTCAAGGACGCAGCGCTACTCGCCGCACGATACGAGACGCTGGGCGTCGTGTCGACCGTCGTCGGCAAGAATGCCGGTTACACCAAGGTTCAGATGGACACCGCGACCGATGCAATCGCGCGCCAAGGCATCACGATGATTGAGTCGCGCCAGTCGGCCATCAAGCTTGTACAGGCGCACGTGGATTTGGCGAATGCGACCGGCCTTGCGCGCATCGCCCAAGATGCGGCCGTGATCGGCAATCTGAATTCATCCGAAGCGTTCGACCGCCTGGTGAACGGCATCTCACGCGGCAACGTCCTGATTCTGCGCAATATCGGTATCAACGTCAACCTGCAATCGGCATACGAGCAAATGGCGGACTCGCTCGGTAAGAGCACTAAAGAACTGACGGAGAACGAACGTGTACAGGCTCGCCTGAATGCCGTCATCGAGCATGGCGCCGATATCGCCGGCACCTACGAGGCGTCGATGGATACAGCTGGCAAGCAGCTCAAGTCGATGCAGCGCTACACCGAAGATTTGAAGACGGTCCTGGGTGAGACATTCAACGAGGCCTTGACGGTTGGCGTCATGGCGTTGACTGACAGCCTGAAGGATGCGAACAAAGAGGTCAGCGACCTGTCGCGCAATAACCAGCTGCAGGAGTGGGGGCACGGAATCACGCAAGTCTTCGTGACGATCGCTGACAACGTGAACAACGCCTTGGGAGCGGTAAAGCTGCTCGCCGTCGGCGCGGGATACGCCTCCACTTCTGCTTCCATCATTGCTCAGTATGCGCGAGATGTGGCAGCCGCAGGCTTCGACACGGACAAACAGGCTGCCGCCTATGCAAAGCAGCGCGCCGCCGTAGCCGCCAATGTTCAGCTGTTCGCCGAGGAGAAGGAGGCAATTCTGGCTGGCGAGGACAAGTTTCAGAAGGCCTACGACGTTCGCTCGGCAGCGATGACAGCGAAGCACAAGGCAGAAGCAGACGCGCGGCTGAAGATCGACCAGGACTACGCCGCTAAGGCCACCGCACTACTGCTGGCCAATGCCGGCAAGTCCATCGAGGCGCAGCAGGCGGCGCAGGCGGCGCTGGCGAAGTCAGTCTATGTCGGCACTCCCACGTACCGCGATACCGAAGGCCGGGAGCCGAAGGCGAAGGTCGACAAGGTCGAGAGCACCGAGCTGGCCGACCGGCTCGCGCGCATCCAAGACGTGGTCAACGCCGAAAAAGAGATGTACGACTCGATGTCCAAGATGGACGACGCCTTTCATGCGGCTGGGAAGATGGGCGACGATGAGTTCTACCGCAATAAGCGCGACTACGCCATCGCTGCCGGCAAAGATCAAATCGATGCCTACACCAAGCAGATCGCCGATCTAAAGGCATACCACAACTCGACCGAGGCTGAGGCCGCCAAACACGCAAAGCAGATCAACGACATCGAGGCCAAGCGCGCCGCTGCCGATGCGAAGTCTCAGAGCGAGGTCAATTTGCTGGATGCGAAAGAATTTCTTCGAAAGGACGCAATCGCATCCGCCTCGGAAGACGCGACGAACAAGTACTTGGCTGGGCTCGATCAGGAAGCGAAGAAGCTGGAAGAGTCCAATGCCGCTCACGAGACGTCGCGCGGTGCCGTAGAGCGGAAAACGGTCGACCTGTACGACCAGGCGATTGCATATCAAAAAGTATTCATGGCTCAACAGGCCGCCAACGGCGCCACCGCTGAAGAAATCGCCCAGGCGCCAGTCATTCTAAAAACTCTGGAAGATCAGCGCGCAGCGCATGCGCGCATCGCCGCAGGCCTCGACCAGCAGCAGTCACTCCAATACAAGGACAAGGCTGCTGACCAGGCAATCAAAGACTGGCAGCGTGCTGGGCAGAGCATCTCCGAAAGCCTGACCACCGCTTTTGGCGAGGGTGGCAAGGCGCTGGGTGGCATGTTTCAGGCTTACGCCAAGGGAATGGAAGGGCAGTTGCGCGCGCAGAAGGAGCTAGCTACTGCAAAGAAACTGGCAGCGGACGATCCAGACAAGATCGCTGCGATCAACCGCGCCCAGCTGGCCGGTGCACAGTCGCAGATCCAAGGCTATGCTGGCATGACGGCCGCCGCGCAGGGCTTCTTCAGCGAAGGCTCGCGCGGCTACCAGGCGATGCACGCCGCGACCGTCGCATTGCAAGGCGCCGAAGTGGCGCTAAGTCTGATCAAGGGCGTCAATGCCGTGCTGACCCAGGGCGAGGGTGATCCGTATTCTGCCTTCGTGCGCATGGCGGCCATGGCTGCCATCGTGACCGGATTGGGTGTCGCCATCAGTGGTGGCGGTGGTGGCGGTGGCGGCCAGTCCGCTGCTGACGTCCAGAAGGCGCAAGGCACGGGTTCCGTGTTCGGCGACAGCTCGGCGAAGTCGGATTCGGTCCGGCGCTCGATCGAGCAGCTGACCGCGAACTCGTCGGACATGCTGCCGATTAACCAGGGCATGCTGACCGCGCTGCAAAACATCGAGTCGTCGATGACGGGGTTGACGAACTTGGTGGTGCGCACGACGGGCCTGACCGACGGCGCGAACATGGGCATCCAGACCGGCACGATCGCGACGGGTGGCGCAGTAGCGCTCGCCGGCAGCGCCCAGTTAGGCAGCATGATTGGCGGCGCGTTGGCCGGCCCGCTCGGGGTTTGGATCGGCGGTGCGATCGGTGGCGCCGTGTCCAAGCTCTGGGGAAAAACTACCCAGAACATCGTCGATTCCGGCTTGCAGTACGGCGGTAGCGTGCGCAGCTTGCAGGCTGGTCAGGGCTTCGACCAATACGCGAGCATCGACACGACCAAGTCCAGCTTCTTTGGCCTGTCGAAGAGTACGAGCAACCGCGTGGAGGTGCAAGGCCTGAACGACGAGCTGTCGAAGCAATTCGGCCTGATCTTCACGAACCTGGACAAGTCGCTGCAGGCTGCGGCAACTGCCATGGGCGGCTCGGCAGCCGACGTGACCAAGGTGCTGGACAACCTGACGCTGGAAAGCACCAAAGTATCGCTCAAGGGCCTGACCGGCACCGCGCTGACCGATGCGCTGAACTCGGTCATTTCGAAGTCGATGGACGAGATCGCGGAAGCGGCATTCCCGCAGCTGGATCAGTTCCGGACGGTGGGCGAGGGCTACGCTGAGACGGTGATGCGCCTGGCTGGCGACTATGCCAAGCTCGATTCGATCCTGGCCGCCAGCAGCACGACGTTCGGCGCCACCGGTATGGCCAGCATCGCCGCGCGTGAGCACCTGATCGAGCTGGCCGGCGGCATTGATCAGCTGGCCAGCCAAACCAACTCGTTCACGCAGAACTTCCTGAGCAAGGCCGAGCAGCTGGCGCCGGTGCAAAAGTACGTCACCGACCAGCTGGCCGCGATGGGGCTTCAAAGCCTGGATACCCGCGACAAGTTCAAGGACTACGTGCTGGGTCTGGCCAACTCCGGAGCGCTGGCGACCGATGCCGGCGCGCAGCAGTACACCGCGCTGCTGGCCTTGGCCGATGCCTTCGCGAAGACCCATGCCGCCACGGTGGACCTAACGAAGTCCGAGCAGGAAATCACCGACGAGCGCACCGACCTGCAGAACAAGCTCGACGAACTGACCATGACGCAGGCCCAGCTCGCCGACAAGGCACGTGCCGCGATCGACGGCCATAATCAGGCCCTGTACGACCAGGTCACGGCCGCGCAGAAGGCGGCCGACGTCGCTACCGCCAATGCAGATTATCAAGAGCAGATTGATCAGATCCTGGCTGCGCGCCAAGGCGAGTCGGCTGTCCGTGCACTTGAAATTGCTGGCATGGACGCGTCAACGGTGGCGCTGTACGACCGGGTCGCGGCGTTGAAAGCCGAGGACGCGGCAGCGGCTGCTATCAAGAAGGCGCAAGAATCGTCGGCTGCTGCGATGGCAAGCTTTGGCAGCGCGCTGGCCGATAGTATGAAAAAGGCCACCGAGGCGGCCGCCGCGTTCCGCGCGCTCAATGATGCACTGCTGATCGGCGACTCGTCGGCGCTAAACCCTGAGCAGAAATACCTGGAAGCCAAGCGCCAATTTGATACCGCCGACGGGTCGAATCTGGCGGCTGCTGAAAAAGCCTTCCTTGACGCGTCAAAGTCGTGGTTCGGCGGCAGCGCTGGCTATGCAGCCGACTTTGCGGCAGTTATCGCAAAGAACAGCCAGTTTGCTGCGGCGAGTGATGCGCAGGCCGCAGCGATCCCAGCTTTCTGGGCCGCGATTAAAAACCAGATGATGGGCATCGACGGCTCGCACGCAAATGGGTTGGACTTCGTTCCGTTTAACGGCTACCGCGCCGAACTGCACTATGGCGAACGCGTACAGACCGCTGCCGCTGTCCGCTCTGGCGATGCAGCTGCTGAGCGCACCAATGCGCTGCTGGAAGAAGTGCTGACCGAGCTGCGTGCTGATAAGGCGCAGCGCGGAGCCGTCGGCGAGGCAACCATCGAGAAGATCGACAAATTGGCCGACAAGATGGACGCCCAGAAACGCGTAACGCGCACGAAGGAGGCCGCGTGATTCTGATTGAGCTTACAGCGGCCGTCGACGCGGCCGGCACGCTGCGCACGTTCTACGTGTCCACCGACAGGTTCACGACCGAACCTAACGATTCGCCGGCCGACACGAGCTTTCTTCCATGCGTTGCCGATCCTGGGTCCATCGGTCTGCATGCTTTCTCCGATGGTCGGACCACCGGCCGCACGAAGCTGGAGGTTGGGGAGATCACGCTGATCAACGTCGATGGCCAGCTGGACGACTGGCTGCGCTATTCCTTCGATGGTCGTCCACTCACGATTCGCAGCGGCGTGGCCGGCCCGTATCCGTCGGCGTTCAAGACTGTCTTGGTGGCGACCGTTGACGGCGTTGATACCACCTGGGATAAGGTGGTGATCCGCATCAAGGACAAACAGTTCCTGTTCGATAAGCCGGTGCTGACCGCACTGTACGGCGGCGGCAACGTGCTGCCGAATGGGCTCGACGGCGCGGCGGACCTGAAGAGCAAGGCGAAGCCGCGCGCGGCGGGTGTCGTTTTCAACGTGTCGCCGCCGATGGTCAACACATCGCGGCTGATCTTCGAGGTTGGCGCCTGCAACTCGGTAGACCACGTCTATTCGAATGGCGCGGAGCTTACCGCTGGCGCGGTCTATACGTCCCAGGCGGATATGGAGGCGAACTCACCTGCCTCCGGGTACTTCCGCGCCTGGCCGGCCGGCGGCTACTTCCGGATCGGATCGTACGACGCGCAGCAGATCACGGCTGATGTGACGCAAGGCGCCACTACCGCGCAGCGAACTGTCGGGCAGGTGCTGGCGATGCTGGCCGTGGCGGCCGGCATTCCCACTGCCGATATCGTAATGAACGACGTTTCTGCACTTGACGCGCTGAACGCCAGCCCGGTCGGTATCTGGCTGGACGACGACTCGACGACCTTTGCCAGCGCCATGGATCAGGTAGCCGCCAGCATCGGTGCATGGTATGGCTTCGACGGCAGCGGCATGCTGCGCATGGGGCAGCTGACTGAGCCGGTTGGACCACCGAAGGCGATCCTGGCTGAGTACGACATCCTGGATGGTATCGAGCGGCGCGCGCCGGCAGATAACGGCATGCCCGCCTGGAGCGTTACGGTCAACCACACCCGCAACTACACGGTGCAAACGTCGGGATTGGCCGGATCTGCGGCCGTCGCGCGTCAGCCGTTCGTCAGTGAGGAGACGCGCGCTGCCAATGCCGTGGCTCCCACAGTAAAAACGCAGTGGCTGCTGGCCAGCACCATCACGGTCGACACGCTACTCACAACGCCGGCAGCCGCAGACGCCGAGGCAGCGCGCCTGCTGGCGCTATACAAGGTGCGGCGGGACATCTTTGAGATCCCGGTTGCGCTCTCAGTTCTGACCGCCACGGGCATTTGGCTGCTCGACGTGATCGGCGTGGACCACCCGCGCTTCCAGCTCAACACGGGCCCTCTGTTCCGCGTGATCGGCGTCGCGCTGGAGAACGGCAGCAATAAAGCAATTTTGACTATCTGGGGATGAAATGAGCAACTGCATGCTGGGATTCCCAAACCGTGCGGATATCGCCGTTCTGAGCGGCGGCGCCTGGTCGGAGAAGCTGCCGCTGACGAACTTGCTCGATCGGACAATCGGGCGCGTGGCGCGCACCACCAATACCGCGCTGTCAAGCGCGACCATCGTCATTGACCTGGGCAAGAGCACCAACGTGCGCGATGTGACGCTGCGCAACCATAACCTATCGCTGGCCGCCCGGTACCGTGTGACGGCGTCGACTGTACCTGATTTCTCCGTGCTGAGTTACGACTCTGGCTGGAGCGATGTCTGGCCCGAGGTTTATGCCTGGGGCACACTGGAGTGGGAAGACGACAACTTCTGGTCGGGCAAATACACCGCCGAGGAAACTCAGGGCTACACGACCCAGCTCGATCACATCCTGCCCATGGCGAAGGCCTTGCGCTATTGGAAGATTGAGCTGAGCGACTTGACGAACCCGGCAGGATACATCCAGGCCGGCCGGCTGTTCATCGGCCCGGTCTGGCAGCCAAAGCTGAACATGAGCTACGGCGCCTCTCTGGCATGGGAGACAGGAACAACGTCACAGGCCGCGATCAGCGGCGCCGAATATTTTGACCGCCGTACGCCGTTCCGAGTGGCCCGCTTTTCGATCGACTGGATGGAGCAGGACGAAGCATTTTCCAAGGCTTTCGAGTTGCAGCGCCAGGCCGGTATCGATCAAGAAGTTCTTTTTATTCACGACCCCGACGACACGGTGCACGCCCTGCGCCGCCGGTTCCTCGCCCGCCTGCGCACGCTCGGCCCAATTGAATACCCGTATTCCAACATCAACAAAGCAGCCTTTGAATTGAAGGAACGTCTGTAATGACCCAGCTGACTGTAAATGGCACCGCCTACTCGGATGATGGCTCGACGCCGAAGGATATGAATAACGGTGGCTTCCGCCAGAATCTGCTGCCGATGATCACTGACACGCTGATCGACACGGCGGGTAAGGTTGCCGCCGCTGCGCACCAGGTGGAGCTTGCTGAATCCGCTGCGGCTGCGGCTGCCGTTGCTGCCTCTACGGCAGTATCCGGCCCGGGGTCGACCGGAACCTCGTCGACCTCGCTGACAGCAGCACTCGGCATGCAGTCGCTGGTCATTCAGTCCGGCAAGACGCTTTCGCCTGGCATGCCGTGCACGATCGCCAGCACCGCGTCGCCGCGCAACTGGATGAACGGCTCGATCGATTCGTACAACGCATCCACCGGTGCGCTGCAGGTCTACGTCACCAACATCGGCGTGGTTACTCCAGGCGTCTACCCAACGTTGGCGGCATGGTCCATCTCGCTGTCCGGCCCCGCTGCGGTGAGCGGCGTGCTGAACGAATTGAAGGGCGCCGCGATCGCATCTGCGGCCACGATCAACCTCGATGCTGCCACCGGCAACTACGTGCACATCACCGGCAGCACCGGCCCCGTCACCGCGATTACCCTGGCACAGGGCGCCGAGCGTGAGGTGACTATGGACGGGACGCCGACCTTTGTGCATAGCGCCAACCTCGATTTGCCGACCAAGGCGAACATCAAGGCCCAGGCCGGCGACGTTGTGCGATTTCGAGGTGAGGGTGGCGGTGCGGTGAAGGTCACCAGCTGGATGCGCGCCAACGGTGATCCACTGTTCGTGTCCAAGCAGTTCCGGACTGTGGCGCATTTGCCAAGCTCCGGTACTTGGGTAGCGCCGGGAAGGGGCATCTTAAGAATTACGCTTCGCGGCGGTGATGGTTCTGGAGCGGTCGTTGCCTGCCCTAACGATTCCACTTCTTCTGGAGCAGCATCTGGCTCCAGCGCCGGCGGTCTGGCTATCAAAACGATGCACGTAGAAGGTGGGGATGCCTTCGTGTTTATCGGTGCCGCTGGCGGTGCGCAGGTCTCGACCTCGACGCCTGGCGCGCGCCTGAATGGCAATGATGCTGGTGTCTCAACGGTAACCGGCCCCAATACCAGCATGACTGCGAACGGTGGCAAGGGTGGTATCGGCGCCTATGCGGCCTCCGGCCCGGTCACTGCGCCAGGGGTGACCGGTGGGACTGCTTCCGGTGGCGATGCGAACTACACCGGTGGCGGGTCAGGCGATGCTGTCGTCGCTGTGAGTGGTGGCGTAGCCGCAACTGGGGCTGGAGCCATTGCATGGAACGGCGTCGGCTATTCAAGTGGAACCGCAGCCGTGCCGGCGGGGGCGGCCTCACTTTTCGCCGCCTCTGGCGGGGCAGGAACTGGAGGCGCGAGTGGCGCCGCTACCGCCGGTAATTCGGCGCCGGGCGTATCTGGCGGCGGCGGTGCTGCTGGGCCATCGGCAGCAGCGAGCAACTCTTTTGCCGTTTCCACGCCTGGTCCCGGCTATCCCGCGATGCTGGCCTCTACGCCGTTGGCGATCGTTGCCGCTGGTAACACTGTAGGACCAGGCGCAGGCGGAAATGCAATGGTGCAAACGAGTTCCAGCGCTTTAAGTACAGCTGGCGGACCTCTAGCTGGCGGCGGTGCAGCTATTGGCGGCAACGCAGGCGGCGGCCTGACAGTAGTGGCTGCCGGCGGCCAGGGTGGTGGCACCGGCGGCGCCGTCGGTCGACCGGGAACGGCGGGAAGCATCACTGTTACGGCGCAGGCCGGCGCCAACGCTTTCTCAACTTTTGAATGGACTGAAGCATGATTTACGAGATCACCGATGACAGCGGGCGAGCGATTAATCGTATCAACGCCGACTTCGTATTTGTGAGTACACACTTTGCGGGCCGGTTCCGGGAAATAGGAAATCAGCCCTCCGCGAAGGAGTATGACGACGCGCTGATCGACCTCTTCGACCGGACTGCGCAGACGAAGCAATACGATAACCGCATCACCTGTGCAATGCGGGCCAGCTATGAAGGTCCTTACCAAGCCGAGGGGGCGGCATTCGGCAAGTGGATGGACGAATGCTACGCCAAGGCCTATGCGCGTCAAGCTCAAGCGGCGCGCGGTGAAAGCGCGTATCCGGCGGCAGCTGACTTGGTGGCCAGCATGCCCTCTATCGACTGGCCTGCGTGATGCGCCGTGTGTGTCAGTCCAGACCATCCCCTCAATTCCGAACCCTATTTCCAATCATGAAAGCCAATATGCCCGCACTCGAAACAACTTCCGCCGCCGGCGGCGCGCTGATCAAAATCTTCGGCGCTCCTGTGCTGGCCGGTGCCGCCGCGACCGCACTGGTGTTCCTGTTCATGTGGCCCAAGACGCTGCGTGAGGCGTTCCTGCGGCTCACCAGCACCATCGCCACCAGCGCGATCTTCGGTCCATTCCTGGTGATGGCGGTCCACAGCTGGTGGCCGACGCTGTTCGATTCGGCGAAGGCGGTGACGATCCTGTACGGCGGCGACCCCGCGTTGGGCGTGCTGTTCGTGGCCGCACCGGTGATGGTGGCCGCTGGCCTGCCGGCATGGTGGTTGATCGGTGGCGTAATCCGCTGGCTCGATCGCCGTCGCGACAAGGATATCGGCGAGATGGTCCATGACGTCGCCGAGGTGGTCAAGGATGCGCGAGGTGCGCTGTGATCGCCGCCAGCGCCAATTTGCGCGCTTTCCTGGATACCATCGCGTGGGCCGAGGGCACGTCGACCAGCCCGGCCACGCGCAACAACGGCTACGACGTCATCGTAACCGGCATCGACGGCCGGCCGGAGGTCTTCGCCGACTACAGCGTGCACCCATTCGCTGCTGGCCGCGCGCCGAAGCCCATCAACAGCGCCGGCCTCAAAAGTACGGCGTCCGGACGCTACCAGCACATGCTGCGCGACTGGGCGCACTACCGCGACCTTCTTCGCCTGCCAGACTTTGGCCCGGATTCGCAGGACCGCTGGGCGATTCAGCTGATCCGTGAGCGGCGCGCGTTGCCACTGATCGAGGCGGGGCGGTTCGCTGACGCAGTAGGCGCCGTGAGCAACCTTTGGGCGAGTCTGCCAGGCGCCAACTATCCGGGCCAGCCGATGCGCAAGGTGGCGCAGCTGGCCAGCATCTACTCGGCCGCCGGCGGGAGACTGGCATGAGCGCCTTGGGCGACATGGCGGCCGGTGCCAGCGGCCTGCTGGCCGGGCAGGCTTGGAAGTTGGCGGCGCTGGTGCTGCTGATCGTCTTGCTGGCCGGTGGTGGCGCCGGAGGCGCGCTGTGGTGGTCGGCGGCCACCGCGCGCGACCATGCGTTGGTGGATCTGAAGGCGGCGCAAGGCGAGAATGCGCAGCTGCGCGCCGGTGTGGACGATCAGAATCGCGCCATTCAGACCTGGTACCGGGCATCGGAGGATGCGGAGGCGCGAGGCCAAGCCGCCCAGCAGGAGGCGGTAGTCAATGGTCGGCGCTACGATGCGGCGCTGACGGCGCTGGCCGGCGCCAATGCGACCACCTGCGCCGACGCCATGCCCTACGTGAATCAGCTGCTGGAGAAGGTGCGATGAAGCGATTGAAAACTATGGCGGTGGTCGCGCTGCTGCTGTCCGGTTGCGGCGGCACGCCAGCGCCGATTGTTCAGCGCGTCGAAGTGATGGTGCCGGTGCCGTGCTTGAAGGCTGCCGATGTGCCGCCGAAGCCAATCTACAAGTTCGACAAGCTGCCTGCGGCGCCCAGCGATGGTGAAAAGGTAATCGCGCTGGCCAGCGACTGGCCGGCAGGGCGGAAGTACGAGGGGCAGCTAGAAGCGGTTATTGCGGGCTGCAAGTAACGTGTTGTTTTAATAACGATGGTTATGCACATTGAGAAATAATTAGTTGACAATCATTTGCCATGTATTGATAATAAAAAAACAACTTAAGGAGGTATCGATGAAAAATTTGTTACGCATGATTGCCTTCTGGGCGATCTTGTTCGCTGGGTCTGCCGCGCAAGCAAGCAGTTACGCGCTGTCTTACGTATTTTCGAGTGGGGACACTGTAAGTGCCACCTTCGAGGGGACCACTCACGGTGACTTGGTCACCAATTTGCACGATATCTTGCTTAGTTACAATGGCGTTCCGATTGGAGTTGGGGGTGACAGCCCATTCGTAACTTATACGTATTCAGGCTCTCCCTGGATTGGCGACGGTGCGAATGCATGGACATTGGGCACTGGTGTAGTTTCGTTCAGTGGCAAAGCTAATTATATTTATTTTGCCAATTTCGACCCGAACTACAATTGGGTGTCCCATAAAAATCCGGTGAGATTCTTTATAGATCCCAATGTCGTAGGTCTCGAACTAAATTCGGGAGGCGATTATGTGGTGGACGGTGAAGGCACCTACAGCGCCTCACGCTGGAGCCTGATCGTGACCTCCGTTCCGGAACCGGAAACTTACGGAATGCTGCTGGGTGGCCTAGCGCTGACGAGCCTAATCGCACGGCGTCGCAAGTCCAATAAAGTAGGCTGAAATTGGTGGCCCGTGCGGTCGACCCTTCGAATCTTCGCTCATAGCAGGCCCATCTGAAAATCTGGCGCCGGCGCCGCAGGTTCTGGCTTCTTGGCGCGCGGCGGCACCGGGAATTCCCATGTCCGCAACAGCTCGGCTGGGTACGGCCGCAGAAAGCTGCGCGCGTATTCGGGATCTGTGCAGTTCAGCCAGTCGTCCCACTCTGCCTGCGGCACGATTACCAGTGCGCGCTTCTCATCTCCTGGCTTGTGAAAACGCTTCATCAGCGCGTGCTCGTCCGCGTTGATCGTCAGTTGCGTGAACGAGTGCTCTGGCCCGGCCTCACCATCCCATTCCCTCCACAGGCCGCCGACGGCGAACATCGACTGGTCAGCCATTCCGATGCCCCAGCGCACCGCCTTGCCGCTCTCGTAGTTTGGTTCGTAGAAAGCCGTCATCGGCACCAGGCAGAACTGCGACTTCTTCCAAGCGCCGGAGAACGAGCGCAGTTGGCCTACAGTCTCGGCGCGCGCATTCATCGTGTCGAAAGGACGCACGCCTGGTGGGATGCGGTTGCGCGGCACCATTCCGTAGCTGGCCAGCAGGCCCTCGCGCTGGCCGGCGGCACTGCGGCGAACAATCGGCGCGCCGTAGTCCTTCCACGTTTCTGCGCGCCAGAAGCCAGTGTCGTGCAGATTGATGATCACGCCCATCACGGTATCCAGCAGCTCCGGATCTGGAGGACGAAAGTTCACGCACATATCGATTCCCGTCGTGATGATGAAAATCAAATAATAGCGCGATTTCCAGATGGGCATTATACTGTATTTGCATACAGTATTTATTTGGGGTAACAATGAAGGTTTGGGCATCGAGGCGGCGCGAGGATGGGGCAGCAATGGCAAGCGCCGTGCCCGTGGTGGACGGCGCAGCGCTCATGGAGTTGGTGGTGGTCGAGGTCACGCTCGACGGCAATCGGCGGCCAGCTAAAGTCGCACGCCTGAAACCGATCGGCGAGCAGCGCATTCTGGCCCAGTTGCTGCTGCCCAAGCTAGTAAAGCTGCAGGGCTGGACCTTGGTGCTCAGCGGCGT